TCAATAGCTATCTGCAAGAATTTCTATTTTGGTGCCGTCAGCGAATAACACGGTGGCTTCGCCTGATGGTGTGATTTCGATTCGCTGGCAGAGGGCATGCAGGGTTGCTCGGTCAAAGTCTTGGCTGAGGGTTGCGTTTTGGATGGTTTTCTTAAACCTAGTGAGTTTGGCTTTGATGCCGTGGCGGCGCTCGATTTCTACCTGAGTTGTTTCGTAGGCGTTGATGGCTTCACGTTGGCGGGCTTTGAGCTGGGTGAAGCGCTCTTGGTAGTCGTCTTGGTTTTGAGAGTGATGAGCGTTGTGGGTTATGGCTTGGTTAATGAGTTTGGTGGTTACCTCGATTTCACTTACTTGCTGTAAGGCTTGTTCTTCCAAATCGGTGGTGTCTGATGTGGTGGTAATTAGGTAGTCCCAGTCGATGAGCTGCTGGCTTTTGATGAGCTGGGCGAGCGCTGTTTGGAAGATTGTTTGCAGTTGACTATCGCGTAGTACGGGCATTTTCTTTGGGTGAGGAACTGTGAATTTCTCGTTGCATTGCCAGATGATAGCCCGGTATTCATCAGTGGAGTGCCAGGTTTTGCTGCCATAGGCTGAGCCGCAGTGGGTACAGTAGACCATACCTGTGAAGGCACGCTCGCGCCGGCCTTGGTTCGTGTTTTTTACTAGCTCGTAGCGCACGAGTTCCCAGGTTTCAGGGTCGATGATGGCTGGGTGGGATCCGGTCACGTAATATTGTGGGACTTCGCCTTCATTGGCTTTGCGCTGCTTGGTGAGGAAATCTACGGTGAAACGCTTTTGCAAGAGTGCGTCGCCTTTGTATTTCTCGTTGGTGAGGATGGAGTGGATGGTGGTGTGGCTCCATTTGTGTTTACGTCGAGGGGTCAGTATTCCGTCCGCGTCTAGTGAGGCTGCGATTTGGGGGATGCTCATGCCTTCGAGGTATTGGCGGTAGATCCGGCGCACGATGTCGGCTTGCTCAGGATTGATGACAGGCTCGCCGTTCTCGCCGCGATTGTATCCGAGGAAGTTACCGTAGGGCATATAAACTTTGCCGTCTTGGAAACGCTTCCTGTGACCCCAGGTGACGTTCTCGGAGATAGATCTGGATTCTTCCTGGGCAAGGCTCGACATGATGGTGATTAGCAGTTCACCTTTGGAGTCGAGTGTCCAGATATTTTCTTTCTCGAAAAACACCTCCACACCTTTATCCTTCAACTTCCTCACCGTTGTGAGGGAGTCGACGGTGTTGCGAGCAAACCGGGAGACGCTTTTGGTGACGATCAAGTCGATTCTTCCTGAGAGAGCGTCAGCTATCATGCGGTTGAATCCCTCCCGGTGTTTCGTGGAAGTGCCAGAGATTCCTTCATCAGTGTAAATAGCAACGAACTGCCAGCCGTCGTGGTTTTTGATGTAGTGCTCGTAATAATCCACCTGCGCCTCATACGAGTTCGCCTGGTCAGTATCGTCGGTGGAGACGCGAGCATAGCCAGCAACGCGGCGTAGCTGCTGACCACTAATCGTGGTTGTAGTGGAGTGTAAGGGCTTGGTGGCAGGGATAGTGGTAATCCGTGGCATCAGGCAGTCACCTCCTTGCCGTTGCGGTAATCAATCATGGTGGTGTTCCCACTGCTGAGGTGGATTGTCAGGAGCCAGTTCGGGCTGGCCTCAATCCGTTCGATTCGATCAACCACCTGCTGGTCGTCCCAAGCATGAAGCCCAAGCAGCCGCTTGATGAGGGTGTGCAGGTTTTCTTCTCGTAGTTGATGAGCATGACAGGGGTTGCCCTTGCCTTTCGTGGCGGTTTCACACCACCAGTATTTATAAGTCGAGTGTGCCAAGCGGCGGGTACGCCGATGATAGTTCCTGCCACAGATAGTGCAGGTGATACGGTGCGTAAGAGCGCTACTGCCACCGGTTGGGGTCAAGCCGCGTCCGCCCGTGGCACGCCGCCTGGCTAGCTCTGCTTGAACGGCATCAAAAACGCTACGCTCGATAATCGGCGGGTGGGAGTCTTCCACAATATATTTATCCAGCTCGCCACGATTCAGAGTCGGTGTGTTATCTCCAGCGTGAGCACTGAAGTACTGTTGCAAGATTGCGGTACCGATATAGGTGGGGTTCTCCAGCCAATCGCGGGTCACCGAGGCACTGAACTTGCCGCCACCACGTGAACGCAAACCCTCTTGGTTCATTTGTTTGCAGGTTTTCTCCGGGCTGATCCCGTCAAGAAACTCAGCAAACACACGCCGCACAATCACGGCTTCTTCTTCAATAATGTCGAGCTGGCCGTGGTGGTAGCGGTATCCGTAGGGGTGGCGCGAATGCAACAGACCATCCTTGTACTTTTTACGGATGCCCCACTTCGCATTAGCCGATATAGATTCGGATTCAGCTTGCGCGAACGAGGCTAGTAAAGTGAGAAGGACTTCGCCCTCAGCGTTAGCGGTGTCGATGTTTTCACGTTCAAAACGCACTGAAACTCCAGCGGCTTTCAACGCTCGCACAGTGCTTAGTAGGTCGACGGTGTTGCGAGCGAACCGCGAGATGGATTTGGTGAGAATAATGTCGATACTCCCTGCGAGTGCTTGCTCGATCATCTGGTTGAACTCGCCGCGCCCCGTGGTAGATGTACCTGTCGTTGCGTAGTCGCTGTAGACCCCGGCGTATTCCCAGCCCGGGGTGTTCGTGATGAGCTTGTTGTAGTAAGAAACCTGGGCAGAGAACGAGTGAGTGAGGCGCTCGGATTCGCGTGAGACCCGTACATATGCCGCCACCCGCGTGAGCCGTAGTTGGGCGGGTTTGGGTGGTAGTTTGCAGATCTCCATGCGCGTCTCCTTGTATCAAGTCCGGTGTGTCTATATATCACTCTGAACGCCTGTTTTATCCAGTACTAGCGCCGTATGCAGCCGCCCAATCGGAGGAAGATTGCGGGCTATCAGCCCACCTCGAATGCGGCTCACATCTGTATCGGTGAGTATCCCTGCCTTGGCTGCTTTCGTGGCTGCCAGCATGGTGGCTCGGTAGGTGGCTTCCCGAGTAAACTGGGGTGCGCTCATCGCGGGCATTTCTTGCTCCGATGAGTTACGTAGCATTCATGGCGGCAGTAGCGTCGATGCTTATTCCCATAAGCGGTGAACGTGGTGCCACAGCCGATACAGGTGAAGGTGTAGGTGGCGTCACGGTTTTTCGCTTCGGGATGTGCCGCCCACCAAGCCCGCCTATGCTCACTGCAGCAAAAAGATGCAGGTCTGCCAGTCGCTTGAGTCGCTATGGGGTCACCGCACCAACGACACCAGCGACCATCCTCCATACCTTGGCTTTGTGGGCGCTTATGGGGGTTTCGTGCCAGATGACTGCGAACACTGCTTGGCTCTAGCCCAAGAATCCGCGCAATCATCGCCGCAGCCATCCCGTGCAGGTTGAGTTTTACTATCGCCTCTTTTTGAATCGGGTTAATCATCGCATGTTCCTCCTATAAGGAGGGCTTCGAGCAGCAAGAAATATAAACAGGGAAAACAAAAAGAGCCGCCCCAGCAAGACGGTGAAGTCTCGCCGAGGCGGCTCTTAGAATCCAGCGGGCTAATTTGCTGGTTAGCTGAGGATTTGGTTCACTCGGGCTTGTACCTGGTTGTAAAGATTTCCCAGGCGTGCCCGGCGGGTAGCGCCGTTGCCGTATTCTCCTCGAATCACGGCGTCTGCCAAGGCATCGATATTTGGTGCGGCCGGCGCAGATCCTGCTCCTAGTTTTTCGTTAACTCTGCGTTGCACAGCGTCGTATAGTCCGCCTAGGCGTGCGCGTCGCTGGTCGCCGTTGCCGTATTCACCGCGGATAACTGCGTTGGCTAGTGCTTCAATATCTGGTTTACCGGCAGATGATGCCTGGGGTTTGTTTCCGCTGATTTGGTCGTACCAGTAGCCGGCTCTAGCCATGTAGGTTGCGTGTTGGGATCCGGCTATGGATGCGGGGCATTCGGTTGCGGAAAAGTCGCGGTGTCCGAATACGTTTTTACCCCAGACGGGTCGGCCGAGCTTGTAATAGTGACACAGGGCGGCGAGAAGGTGTGCCCCGTTTTCTAGGCAGGCATCGGAGATACGGTAGGGGTGGGTGGATGCGTCTGCGTGTTCGATTCCAATCGAGGTGGTGTTGGCTACCCAATTTCCCGCGTGCCAGGCAGTGTCCCGGTCCCAGACGAGTTGTCCGATGCGGCCACTGGTTTCTACTTGGTAGTGCGCGGAGGCGGGTCGGGTTTGCCATACGTTCCAGCATCCTTGTATGGAAAGGTTTCCATCGTTGTGGTGCAGGATTATTTTGTTGATGGATCGGCCTTGTCTGCCTTTGGTGAAGTGTTTGTTCATCAGCAGGTTCAGGTCAGCTTCTAGAGTGTTCCAGTTCTTCATTTTGGGTTCTCCTTTTCTTTTTTTGGTTGGTTTAAACTGAAATTAAGCAAAATGACAGAGGAAGAGCGGAAGTGTCTGAAACAGATTGCGGGGAAATCGGACTTGCTGAAAAATCTAAATCCACAACGGGGGCAGAAGTAGGAGAACAGCAAATATGAATTTTAGGAGGTATTTTGATGTTAAAAATTGAAGATATTTTAAGAGAAGATTTTGATTGGGAAAATGTAGAGATTGACGAAAATGAATTTGTTGAGTTAGAAAAACAGTTAATTATAAATTATTTAAAGAAAAACTCTCCAAAAGAAAGGCAACTTTTAGCAATAGATTGGAACTTTGATAATTCTAAGGAAGTTATCAAATGGATAGCAGAACAGCCTGATACTGACAAGGGAACAGCTCTATTCCTATATTGGTATATGGATCCTCAATTTTTTAAGAAATATGAAAATAGAAAAGAATGTGCAGAAGAGGGCAGCTGGGCTTTAGAAGATTTTGATATTGTTGAAACTCTTGAAAAAAACTATATTTCAGGATATTACAAAAATCAAAAATATGCTTTTGACCCTAAAAATGATCCATATAATTCAGATTATGACTGGACAGAAGAAGTTGGCGTAGAGGAAATGAAAAGAGAGATACCTAAAGAGATGTATATGGCTTTAGATGGAGAAGTTTTAGAAAGTCCAAACTGGGAAGAAGGAATTCCAGCTGCTCTTTCTGAAATTATGGACAAGCTTTGTGACGCTTTGGACGAATAAAAAAGAAAAATTCCCATTTATCGAGGAGATAGTAAAGCCAGCCGAGCCAGTCAACGGTCAAGATGAGCGGAGTTAGAAGAACGGAAAAACAAGAAAATCCGGGGAGAGGATAAAATCAACTAATTCTGATTTGCGAGGAGAATTGTGACTATGACAGAGCTGAATACATTCAAAAAAATATTGGAAGAAAATGAAGAACGCTTGCCATTACTAACGCTTGATGAATTTTTCGATGGAAACACAGAGGAGGATTCCATTGCTCCGAACCAATGGGGATTTGGCCGTCCAACGCTTTCTGAAATACGAAATATGCTACAAAAGATTGAGTTAATGCCTGACATAGCATGGGTGCGTGTTGCTCTCCACGATGATACAGGAATCGTAGAAAACAATGGGAAAGAAGAATTAGTTCTTGCAGGAGATACAATCGTGATTTGCACAACCATTTTGCCTGCGGAATTAGAAAAATTAGTAAATTGCGAATGGCTATGCTCTGATGGAGTAATTACAATAGAGGCATTTGAATTAAATACTTATTCGTGCGTACCACCAATTCCAGATAACTTCGATTGTTTGGAGATCGTGTGGGACTGATCTAAAACTTTCAGTTTATCGGGGGAGATAGCAAAGCCAGTCGAGCCAGTCAACGGTCAAGATGAACGGCGCATAAATGCGCCGCCGTTGACAGTCCCGCCCGTCTTTGCTAATGGGCAATCAAGGCGGGAAAGCCCTAAAATGGCTTCCCGCCCATTTCAAAATTTAGAAAAATTTGGTTATGGAGGGAGTTGCAATGTGTGACTACTGTCATAATATTCAGAAATGGAAGAGATTTAACGCACCGAAAGATTATCTGGCGTGTATCGAATACATCCAACAGCTTGTGACAAATGGCGGTTTTGAACTGCTTGAGGAAGAATCCACTTGCCCGTTGAATCAGGTAAAGACCGAAGATGGCTGGGCGGATGAAATTATGGTTCACATGGTACGGTGCAAACACTGTGGACAAGTCTTTACCTGTGTTGTCAACACTTATCGTGGTAGTGGTTCTTTCAAAAAGGGTAAATGTTGACAAGTACGCTTGCTTATCAAAATGGTTCGGGACATTTTGTCCCATAGGCTGAGGACAGCCCCTGGCTCGTTGCGGTGCTTCCCCTGCCTGGGTATTCCTTTTCGGACGGTCATTCATTTTTCAAGGTGCAGCTCATCGATGAACTACCCTAAGTCTACACCTGAAAGACCGCCCGCCCCGTACATCCATAAGGTCGGAAATCAGCTCGGAAACTCTCTATTTCCATGCTCTCGGAAATATGGTCGAATGAAATAATAGAGTGATGAATCGGAATTGGAGAGTTTTTATGAACGAATATTTGAAAAGATACATTGAGTTGAAAAAGCAGTTTGATGCGACCAATAACGGCCCAGACAGTGTCCGTGCCCTCTATGCCTTTAAGGAGAAATTGGAGCATACGGAGGACGAACAGGCAAAGGAAGTATTGGTGAATGTATATGACCTACTGGACTTTAAGAAGGATGCCTATGAACTGCTCTGTCAAATCGGAAATCGCTCCGACAAAAAAATGCTCAAGCGGTTGGGCGCGCTGAAGGACTATGCGGAAAATTGGGGAAACCATCATGCCATTCCAAAACCCAAAACGCCGGAAGAAAAGCAGAACAAGCAGCGGCGGCTCCAATTGGGGCTACCTACCTTCCGGTATCACCCAGACCCTTTGGACACTGGGGCTTTTGATGAGTCCAAAGAGGGTGTTGTCTGCGACTGTTGTGGCAAGACCACACATATTTTCTATGCCTATCCGTTCTTCTCCGTTGAGGACATTGAGTATCTGTGCCCAGGGTGTATCGCCAGTGGCGAAGCAGCCAGAAAGTATAGCGGTAGCTTTCAAGACGATTTTTCTCTGGACGATGGTGTAGATGACCCAGAGAAGTTAGACGAACTCATACATCGCACACCCGGCTATTCTGGCTGGCAGCAGGAATACTGGCGTGCCCACTGCGGCGACTACTGCGCCTTTCTGGGCTATGTAGGTGCCAGAGAATTGCGGGCACTGGGTGTACTGGAAGAAGTGCTGGATGACCCCATGTGGGACGAGGAACAGAAAAAAATGATACGGGAGTCCGTCAATGGAGGGCATTTGCAATGCTATCTGTTCCAATGCTTACACTGCGGAAAACACTTGCTTTGGATGGATTTTGATTAAGTTGTAACTTCCAAATTGTTAAGCAGACAATAAGGGAACGCATGGAACTATCCATACAAGAACGATTGAAAGACCTGCGCGTGGAGCGTGGGTTGACGCTGGAACAGTTTGCGGTGCAGACCCACCTCTCTAAGTCTGCGCTGGGCAGTTATGAAGCGGAGGACTTTAAGGACATCAGCCACTATGCCCTTATCAAGCTGGCGAAGTTTTACGGCTTGACCGCCGATTATCTGCTGGGGTTGTCCGAAACAAAAAATCACCCATTCGGGAGATTAGATAGTGCTTTCCGTTGCGGTGGCGAAACAGGGAGCAGAATTCACCATCCGTGTCCAGATTACGCCAAGATACCGCACCTTGCCCTCATTGTTCAGCAGTTCGCTTTCACTGCCGCAGAGATGTAGATCGCCGTCATACATAAAGGTAGGCTTTGGAGCGGATGGAATACCCATCCGTCAGCGGAAACTGCTCGTCTTGCTGAGGAAGATCGGTTCTCCGGCGCAAACATAGCATCATACTGCGCCCACCAGTCCCGATAGCGTTTTTCATGGGCAATGTTTGCAGTGTTCATTGAGATACCTCGCCAGTTTCTTCTCCAGCAGTTCTGTCATATCATTGCAGAGGCGCCTTACCTTGTCCTGCTCATGGGTGTAGTACCAGATGGTATCCTCTCCGGGGCGGAGCAGGAGCTGGTCGCCGTCTGCTTCTTTCCAGAACTCGCCCAGCACACAATACCGCTCTCCATGGATGGTCAGATCAAACATCCCGGAAAGGGTAAGAATCACGCCAGTGGATACATTGATGCCTGCAGTCAGCAGGAAAAACTTCCGCACCTGGGACGGGAGCGTGAAGTCCAGCACGCTTTCTTGATCCCTGATCTGTTCCTCCGCGGCGGCAGGCTGGATTTTATCCGTGGGGTCCAGCACCTTTGCCAATGCCTTGCAAAACTTGGGGTATTGGCCAAATAGTTCTGGGTGGCTGGCCTTGAATTCCTTTTGCTTTTCCCGCTGCACCCGCTCCTGTTCCTTACAGAAAGCGTCCAGCTCGGCCAGATACCGCTCCTGGTAGAGATTGCTGGCTTCAAATGCTATGCCGCTCTTTTCCAGAATGGCGATGGCTCCCTTTTGGCTGCCAAACACCGGGACCCACTGAAAGCCGTGTCGGCAGGGCTTCAGTTTCAGGAATTCACCCCGACTCAGCAGGGCTTCCAGTTCCGGCTCATGCTCGTCCCACCAGTTCCGCCAACTTTCCGGTGTTTCCCGGCCTTCGACCAGGTCCAGGAGCTTTGCTGTCAGGTTTTTTTGGTCCATAAGATCTTCCTCCGTTCCAGAGGGCGCGGGAATCCCATCAATCCCACCAGAGATACCAGACAGTGGACTGCCGCAGCACATCCGCCAGCGCGCCCACAGTGGCGTCCTCCGGCCCCTGGTCGATCACATCCGGGCAGAAACTGTACAGCTCCACTGCTGAATCCACGGCCTTCTCCTTGGGGACGGGGGCCGGGAGCAGGAACTCCAGTTCGTCGTGGCTCATGGCGGCAGGCACCGCGCCGTGCTGCTCGAACCAGTATTTGGCCGCTGCCATCAGCTGGGGTGTGTCGGGACAGTCGTTCCAGTTTCCGAAGGGCAGGTAGGCAAAGATCTCCCAGGGGTTCTTGACCGGGATTTTCGCCAGAATGAGAGGGTAGGTCATATCAGTGTCGGAATCCCAGTAGCAGGAAAAACGGTTATTCTCATAGCCGCCTTCCATCTCGCCCAGGATTTCCTCATCCCAGTCCATATCGTCATCCTCGGCTTCTTCCTTGCGCTGGCCGGTCAATTCCTGCAAAACCGCCTTTCCGTCTTTGAAGGAGGTGGAGAGCATCTTCTTCCGGTACTCCGTTACAGTTTTGAGGTCAAATTCGTAAATGTCTGCATCATTCTTCGGGTCGGCGTTCATCACCAGACACTCAAGCAGCGTTTCGTCATCCGCCTTGATGAGTACCGGCACAAAGCCTTCTTTGACACTTTCCCGTTTGGCATAGCTGTATGCCGACATGATGGGATCATCGTCCTTCATGGAGGGGAAATAGGTGCATTCACAGTCCAGATACTCCATCAACGCCTCAGCCAGTTCAGAGGGCTCCAGTGTGTCCTCGTCGAAGTCCTGTCCCTGCCAGTTGGTGAAGCGTTCCTCGATCACCTTTGCCATGGCCTGGTAGTAGTCCTCGTCAAAGGGGATGAACAGGTAGGCTTCATCTTGGAACTCATTGGAGTGATACCGCTCCGGGCCGAAGAAGCGGAGGGCGTTGTCATCAACATCGGCAGGATAGTAGGGGCTGTCGCCCTTTCCATAGTAATTACCTGCAAAAGCACGACCTCTCTGATCGAATAGCACAGAGAACAAGCAGCCGTCCAACTCATTCTGGATGAATGCCCGCAGGTCCACACTGGCAGGGTCGGCTTTGACCTGTTTGGCCACTTCGCCGTATTCTTTCAGGAATTCCTCGCCCATCAAATCATGCTCCATGCACCAACGCAAGTAGATGGCCATATGGTTGTAGGCATTGATGGGGTCAATGGACAGACCCTTCTCCTCAATGCTCTCGATATGATAGGAGGCATCGTCCATCTCACCGTCAAAATCATCATTGGAAAGGGTGCCACGAGTGATAGCATCCTGACGGTCAGGATCCACCACAAAGCTGATGCCGTTCATTTTGTCCAGCAGGGCATCCGCGTCATGAGCCAGTATTTTTTGATATACATCCGTCACGCCTCCTTTTATTCCGGCCACTCATCTCCGTCACAACGGCTGATGAAGTCATAGTGAGGGCTCTCAAAATAGTCGTTGGGATAGGATTCACCGTCCTGATGAAGCTCCAGCCCCCTCCAAATTCATCCTCTCATTGATATTATGCAAGGGCATCGTGGATACCCGCAATATCTCCAAAGGGGTAAGCCCCTTTGGAAACCCCGGACAACAAAACAGGCTGAATATCTCGCACTTTCCCGGTGCTTGATACTCAGCCTTTATTTGTTGTCAGCAGCCCCCGTTTCGTGGTCTGCGTATAGTTCCTTGTAAACTGACTTAGCCAGTTGCCAAGATAAAAAGTGCGATCAGGTAGATAAGCGGGGTCATTATCCATGAAAGGAATAAGGCGAAAAGGAGCCAGATCCCGGCGGTAAGTAGCGTTAAGACTGCTAGGAGTGCCAGGAATTTAAGAATTGTTTTCGAGCAGGTTTTCATGGCTTTTCCGTGTCGTCGGGGAGGGCATGTTGGGGCAGATATTTGCCTGGATTAATCTGGCCTGCGTGGGGGATGGGCGGGGAGTATTTATCTGGACTGCTCGCCTTAGCAGGTGGTGTTGAACTGGTTTTGAAGGCGGGCTGGTTTTGACCGGTTTGCTTGATTGCGTCTAATGCTTGTTGTAGTCCGCCCGGGATCGGCAGGCCTAACAGTGAAGCGTTTTCGAGGATGGAGATGCCCTCGTTGGATAGGTAGAAGAAGATCGTGGCGGTGCGTAGCACTCCGGGGGTACCAAGAACATGCACATCCAATAAGTGGGCTAGTCCGATGAGGGCGAAGATTAGGATTTTGCGGGCGATACCGCGAAACCCTACCGAGCTCGATAGTTTGTGGGCGTTGATCGCGGCGAGCACGCCGGTTAGATAGTCGATAACAGTGAATGCGACTATCGCGTATAGCAGGGAATCAGTTCCACCGAGAAAGGCTCCTAGCCAAGCACCTATAGCGGTGATGACGCCTTGGATAGTGACCCAGATAGATTTAATGGACATATCGAGTGATTCCTTTCAAAAAGACAAAGAAAAACGCCCGACACAGGGTGTAGGGCGCATAAAAAATGCCCACCAAAACTGGTAGGCGTAAGTAGCTGGAGACTGTAACCTTTGAGGTTATAGGTCTGGCAGGTTGGGGTTGGTAAGCACTTCTAAAATCGGCATTCTTAGATCGAGGTGTGCTTCACGCGGGCTGGCCGTCTCGCCTGATTTCTCGTCGGTAGGTTGTGCTGGTGGTGCTGGTGTGGGATCAGAGGGAATAGAAACAATCGGTTCTTCACTCATCGTTAGTCTCCTTGGCTAGTGCGTCAGCGATGGCGTCGTAAAGCACGTCGAAGGCCTCCGCTGCTTCTCCCGATAGTTCACCGTCATAGCCATCAAGCAGAGCTTTAATGTCGGCTAGGTGACGGCCGTATGTGGGCCCGGAAACCTCGGCAGCACTATCGAATAATTCCTGGCGTAGGGCAAAAAATTCTTGCGCTTTTTCCGGGGTTGCGAGATTGAATGTTCCATCGGTATTGATGATGGGCTTGCCAGCATCGTCGAGGGTTGCGTATTGGCTGATTAGTTCGTATTCGTCGACCCCGAAGCGTGTAGAAGCTTCACGTACCAGATGCAGTAGTTTGGTGCGCGCACGTGAGGCGGCTGGCTTCAGCGACATGCCAGCCAGCAGTTCGGTGACCGCGGCGAGCTGATCATTGGGAAGAAGAATTTTCATGTTGGTTTCCTTTCATGCGAGATTGGTGGACATTTTCTGGTAGCCGGTGTTGTCGAAATAGGTCCAGGAGATGGAGCCATCGGCGCGGGAGGTGATTTTAGAAATCCAGCCTTGGTTCAAGAGCCCAAGTATTCCGTTAACGCGGTTCATCAAATCCCCAACACGGTCGAATAATCTCGTCATGTTGTAGAACGAGCCGTTGGTAACAACCATGACGTCGTAGGTATGAAACACAACCTTTGACAAAGCGGTTGGCCCCACCCAGCCCGGATGCGTACCACGCCCCTGCAAAGACACGTCCTGCAAGGTGACATAGCGGTTTGCGTTGGTGTAGAACTTGTAACCGTTTGTGCGCAGATCAGAACCTAAATGAATGCCGGCTGAACCGTAGAACTTGCCTTTAGGATCCAGTGTCAAGCACGTGTAGAAGGTACCGTTCGCTTGTGTTTGGTATGTCCATGCCACGTAGTCGCCTTGGTTGGCTAATGACATGGAGATGCCTTGAATGTTTTCGTTGTTCTTTTTGCCACCACGCGACAGCTCACCGACGTAACGCTCGCCATACCAAAACTGCATACCCCGAGAACTAATTGTTCCCTCCAACCGGGAGCCGTTATACCAGGAGATTTGAGTGGGGCTGATGCGAATATTCTGATTCCACCCCGCCAATCCAACCTGGATCGCGTTAGCCGCGAGTTTATCGGCGCTAATAGAGCCTGCCTGAATCCTGGCAGCGTTCAAATACCCAGTGGTGATCTTGCTGGCATCTATGTAAGCAATCTTCGCCGAGGTTATAGCCGCATCACGGATCATCACTGTTTGGATAAACCCATTGCTGATGGTCAACTTGTCGGAGGTGATGGAACCTGCGGCGATCCTGGCTGCTGCTAGGGTGCCGGTGGTTATTTTATCTGCTGACAGCTGAGAGATTTTAGCGTTAGTGATCGCCGCATCAGCAATCATCGCCGTGCCGATAATTCCGTTGTCGATAGTGGTCTGCCCAGTGATATGCACCCGTTTGCCGTCGATGAGGATGGTTTCAGGTGAAATGTTGATTTGGTTGATGACATCGCCTTTAGTCACACGCAGGTTGATGTTGTTGCTCATCATGGCGATGGAGCCCCACACGTTTTGCAGGTTATCGCTCAGCGTAATCTTCAAACCCTCAACGCTCTCACTAGCCTGGCTAGCAGTCTTGACCGCCTGGTCGGCTTGTTTGCGCGCCGCCGCAACATCACTGGCTGCTTTCGCTACGCTGGCTTGGGCTTGACCAGCCAAATCGCCAGCTTGTTTAGCGGCTTGTTTAGCCTGGGCAACCTCGGTTTTTGCTTGCTCTAACTCAGCACTCACCAGCGCGTGGTTAAGGTCAGTGGCAAGACTTACCCATCCGGGCTTTCCAGTATCAGTAACGCGGTAGATCCAGATTGCTACTTGCTCACCATTGTCTTTAAACCACACATCCCCAAGCCGTGCAGATTCCGGTTGGGTGGTGCCGTAGTGGTTGGTGTTTTTCCCATCCGCGCTAGCTAGCGCAATACTTGCTGCCTGCTGGGCTTGGCTAGCCTCGGCGCGGGCAGCGGTGATGGTGTGGGTGATGTCGGTGAATTTAGAGGCGGTGCTACCTAGCTCAATGCTTATATATTCTTGGTCAAGCGGGTTGTAGTCATAGGCCAGGACCCGCGAGGTTAACTCCACGCCTAAGTCGCTATGGCGTACGGTTACGGTATCACCCAAGGCTACGGTTTCGAGGTCACGAAAACCCTCATATTCTTTCGTCGAAGCCACATCCACGAACGAGATCTTGTAGGCGCAATGCGGTTGATCGACATGACGACTAGAGAACTCTGCTTTAGCTAGCTGGCGTAACTTTTCGTATGCTTGCGGCAAGGGTAGTTCGTCCTCACGCGGCTTCTCCGCATCCTTGATCGCCTTAACAGACCCATACCGGATCACCTTGATACGCGGAGCCACATAATCATTGATTCGGGGGCTGTCTACATACAGTTCCGGCAGTAACAACCCGTCATAACCGACCGGCAGAATCCGGGTCACCACAGTTGTGTAATCCAGCGCCGCTTCGTAGCCGGTTAGGTTTTTACGATCCCTGATCACCACGCCAGCGTCTCGGCCTCTGCGGGGTGCATGGTGGATGTGCCAGTTATCGAAGGCCAGTTCGCCGCCCCATCGCGAGACAAAGCTATTGTCTGTCTTGGAGTCTAGGATTGCAGCGGCTAGAGACTGACGCACGATACGAGCCGAAGCACGAGTGCTGGTGTCGGAGCTAGATGCTGTAAACCCGTGCTTGCTATTAGCAGCATCAAGAAGCTGCTTTAGCGCATCAGCAGCCGTCTTGTTGACGACATAGGTGTCGGCGATCAGGTTTGCTGCCAGGTCATAAAACACGTGATGCGCGGTGATTTCTAGTAGCCCGTCCAGGGTGGTGGTTATCTCGGTGATGCGGAAACCCTGACGAGACTGTATGCCAGGCGCCGGTGTTGCGACGATATTCTCCAACACCAGATGTTGGGCGGCAGGGCCGTCTGCCGGATAGTTAAACCTCAGCGTGAAGCCCCCGTTTAGTTCCTCTGTCACAACCGGATCAATAATCTCGCGGTCGAGAACAGCCAAACCAGTGGCGGTAAAAGTCTGGGCGGCGCGGTTGTGGACGCTAATCATCAATAGGCCTTTCTGCTATAGAGTGCGCCAGTTGGGCTGCACCACAATCTTCGAGACCCCAGCACCAAACTCGATTTGGTTAGCACCAGGTTGCAATTGTGGGAAGACCCCGGTTAGAGCGTCGCTTTGGGCTTTACCAGCCACGTGCCCCACCAACCGGGCACTATCGAGTGTCACCTGTCCAGCTGGGGATGCCACCACATGCTTGGTGCTGTTGATCGTCAACTCCAACTGCCCGGTACCAAACACAGTGATGACCGGATCAGCAGGCAACAACCCAGGATTAGTAATGGTTCCCGAAGCATCGAGCGTTACCGGTTTCAGGCCGGCATCCAGATAGGTAAACGGGGCACATGTCAGATCTGCCTGGAACATGCCCCAAGAACCCATTTCACGAACAAGCGGCGACACCTCGACGTGCTTCAAATACCTGAACAAACCAGGCTCGCCACTAAACGAAATCGCCGAAGCCTCCATCAATGCAAAACATGCTTGCCGATAAGCCTCCACGTCACCGCGCACCGCTAGCGGCAGACTGATTTCGGTGTCGGCCCAACCAGCAAACCGGGTAAGACTACCGGCCCTACCTGTCACCTCGATATCGTCCACCTGCCTAGTGGCGACAGGGATTTCTAGTGATGCAGTGAACCGCAGGCCGAGCTGCCTCGAAGTTGTCTTGTGGTCAAGAACAAACCCAAACACTTCTACACTCCCGCCAGTAGGTTGGATCGCCTTGATAGCCGCGACAGTTGCTGATCGATACGGGGTGCAAGCTTGCCCACCAGGGTCCCATCATTGAGCACCACCTGAACATCCAAGGCACCGAGGATCCGCCTCGCAGTGGTATCGACGATGCCCTCCACATCCACAGGCGAAGCCTCGTTTGGTGATGGGTTGACATCGGGATGTCGAATGGCTGCTGGTGCCAGATCTACATTCGGTAGATGCAAGTCCGTATCGTTGATGTTGATTGGCACATCAATGCCCGCTGCGAGTTCGTCCATGGCACCCATGGTGTCTTTAGCCATGTCTTTTGCTGCATCGGCTGCCTTACGGCCCTCACTGGTGATTGCTCCGGCCAGGCCTGCTACGAGCATGTCACCAACCCACGCCATTTGCTTGGAAGGACTGTGGATACCGAAGAATCCTAGGATCCCATCCCAAATTGAAGATACCCAGCTAGAAACCCTGTCCCACAACCAGCCCGCCAACGACTGGATGCCCTGCCACAAACCAGAAACCAAGGAGGCACCAGCTGAAACCATCTGGCCCACACCACCAAGCACCGCCGAAACAATCCCGCCAATAATTTGCGGGATAGCGGAGACAATCGTGCCAATAATCTGCGGTAGCGCACCAATAAGCGCTGTTAATAGCTGGATACCGGCCTGCACTAACTGCGGTATGGCTCCACCGATAGCCGATACCACAGCAGAAATAATCTGCGGCAACGCGGCCACAATCGTGGTGATGATCTGAGGTAAGGCACCAATCAAAGCAACAAACAGTTGGATACCAGCCTGAACTAATTGCGGGATCGCACCCAGCACGCCGTTGATCACCGCGGTGATGATTTGCGGCAGGGCTGCCACTATTGCAGTGATGATTTCTGGCAGCGCGCTTACGAGGCTGGTGAGTAGTTGGATGCCGGTTTGAATGATCTGCGGAATAGCACTTATCAGGAAATCCACCAGCCCCTGAATAATCTGCGGCAAAGCCTCAACAAGCACCGGAATAGCCGCAATCAAACCCTGGGCAAGACCAATAATCAACTGCAGGGCTGCATCCAAAATAAGTGGCAAATTATCGATGAGCCCCTGGATCATGGTCATCAGCATTTCTACCGCCGCCGGGATCAGCTCCGGTAGAGCCTCGCCGATACCAGCAACCAAGGTGGCGATAATCTGAACCGCTGCCTCCAACAGACTCGGAAGTGCCTCAATAATCGCCTCCACCAATGCCACAATCAACGTCACGGCAGTCTCGGCCAGGTTTGGCAGCACCGCGATAATGCCTTCAAGGAGACTGGTCAGGATTTTCATGCCGGTTTCGACAACTTGTGGGAGTTGCTCAGCAATGAACGCCAGCGCCTCCTGCAAGATTTGCCCGAAGGTATCAATCAGTGCTGGTGCCCCGCCGGTTTCGAAGGCTTCGGTGAGTTCATCGACCCAACCATTAACCATCGGCATCACCGTGCCAGCCAAAGCCGTGGTCAAACCTCCAGCAAGTAAGCCTTTAAGGTTATCGACCCCGTCTTTTAGCGTAGCGAGTTGGCCAGAGAAGGTTTTGGATTGGGCATCCATCGCCCCATAAAATCGGCCACCCTCACTTGTGGCACTAGCGAACGCATCCGCAACCATATCCGCACTGATCGCGCCCTTAGCCATTTCTTCTTTGAGCTCACCGATACTTTTACCGGTCTTACGGGAAATCTCCTCTAAAGGGTTGAAGCCGGCGTTAATCATCTGGTTCAAATCTTGACCGGTCAGCTTGCCCGTGCTGCTCATTTGGGCGAACGCGAGCGTCAAAGACTCGAACTTTTGGGCATCACCCTGGCTGATATCGCCGAGCTGCTTGAGCCTGATTTGGGACTCCTCGGCACTCATCCCGAAACCCATCAGAGTCTGGGTGCCTTTAGCCAGATCCTCCATACCAAACGGTGTGCGAGCGGCCTCCAGCTTGAGGTCGTTGACGAGTTTCTGGGCCTTGGCTTGATCACCCAGCATGGTGGTAAACGAGGTGGTGTATTGCTCCATCCGGGCGTTATAGTCCAAACCATCCTTCATCGCTGAGCCGAAGCCTTTAGCGATACCCGCGATGGCGTGCCCGATAGCCTTAACCCCGCCAACAATCGCCTCAGCAACCAGATTTGCCTTCAATACGTCACCGAAGATGCGGGTCTTGCCCGACGTGTCATCCATCTCGGAACCCAGATCATCAACAGCACTCTCAAGATGGCTAGTGTCCTTGGCGGCATCTTTCGCGTCATCACCTGCGCCGTCAGCCTCATCACCAAACTTCGACAGCGCAGCATTGTTTTCTTTGAGTTCGCCTTCTAGGCCGTTGAGGGTGGCTTGAGCGTTATTGAGCTGAATCTGCCAATTCTTCGTACGAGAATCGTTCTCCCCAAACGAAGAAGCAGCATTCTCCAACGCACTTCTCAGGGTTTCGACCTTGGAACGCTGAGCCTCAATCTCTTTACCCAACACCTGGTTGCGGGCGGTCAGTGCTGCAGCAGATTGGTCATTCTTGTCGAACTGGGAAGCGACCAGCTTCATCTCGGAGCCGAGTACCCGCATTTCACGGTTGATGTCGGTGATCGCGCGTTTAAACTCCCGCTCACCCTCCAAACCAATCTTGAGACCAAAAGACGAGTCGGCCATGAGAGGTGTTTCCCTTCTTGACTCATGTAGCTTTTAGGCTACACTTAGGTGTGTGGAGATTATTTCTAGTAGCTTGTTTGACGCTTGGTTAGGTGAGCTGAAAGACAAACATGCTCAGCGGCGCATTTTGCATGCAATAGCCCGATGCGAAGCACACGGAACAATGGTTGGAGACATCAAACCCGTTGGCGAGAAAGTTAACGAGATGAGATTTCATTTCGGGCCCGGCTACCGGGTGTACTACACCCAACTAGGTGCAGTAACGGTTTTCCTGCTGGTCGGAGGAGATAAATCCAGCCAGGCTAAAGACATTCGAACCGCTCAAAAGCTCGCACAACAGGTAAGGAAGGGACAGTCATGAAGGAAGTAACATTTTCAGCGTTCGACGCAAGCAAATATCTCGATAGCCAAGAAGCAATGAACGATTACCTAGCTATCGCACTCGAAGACGGCGATACGAAAACCGTACAGGTGGTTTTGCGTGACATTGCAAGGGCACACGGCATGAGCCAGCTAGCTAAAGAAACTCAACTCAACCGTGAATCCCTCTACAAGTCACTATCAAAAGACGGCAACCCGTCCTTTGCGGCTATCACGAAAATCATGAAAGCCCTAGGACTCAAAATAACTCTCGCTACACAAAATGCCTAGATACCTGCTGGAATCACATCATCAATAAACCAAACACGCCTCTGCTCAGCGCGGCCGGTCTCGATGCGCCAGCAGTCCACGAGGTCGAGTAATTCACCAAACACGCACAGCTCAACCTCGACGCGACTCAGGTTTAGGTGGGCTAAACCGATATAGATAAGCCTGGTGAAGGCTGCCTCGTCGCTATCTAGGACTCGTCCTTGACATGGTCTTTTGGGGCCGGTGCTTCGGTGGCGATAGCTCGTCTTGTTCCTCTTTGTAGTGCTTCGCTGATTGCTGCCCGGTAGTCGGTCAGATCAGCTGGAACTGTGAGCAGTTCCACTGCATCCTCAGTTAGTTCAGTGTGTTGATCGTCTGGATGTGTGAGGTTGTGAATCTGCACTGACTGGTTAGCCAGAAGGGTGATGAGCCAGATTACCTCACCCAAGGATTTGCCTACGTCCTCGGAGGTTTCCAGAGCATCACCTAGATGTTCGAGACCGCCATATCGCTTGGCGATCAAACGAGTAGCACGCGTCGTTAAGACCAGTTCGTATTCTTGCCCGCCGATACTAATGACCGCACTACGAGACGAATCAACACTGGCAACTACAGTTTTCTTTCCCATGATCACTGTCTCCCTTTTTCTTTTAGTGGCTGGCGGCACGACTTGGATTGGTGGCTGCGGCGGGTTCGTAAACGCGGCTGTACCAGCTGGTAATGGTTTCAGCTTTCACGCCGGTGGCTCCTTCGGTGACTTCGGCTTTCCACGGGTGCTTGCCGGTAGCGTCTGGTTTGTTGCGGCGCAGGATCGTGCCCTCAATAGAAGGCGTAGAAAACGTGATCGAGTCTGCCTTGGTCGCCAAGGTCGTGGTCGGTAAAGCAAACTTCACTCGGTAGAGCCAAAAATACTGGTACTTCCCGTTAGAGCGTGCAGCTCTAAAACCGATAGCTACGGGTGCGCCACCATCCTCAGAAGTACTGATAAGTACCCCGTTCGCGTCCAGTCTCGCACCAGTTAAGGCAGCTGCAGCCTCTGCCCCGAGATCATCAACCCCAAGAGTGAGTGTTCCAGATTTGAATTCCTTGACAATCTCGGATGCCCCGTCATCGGCATACAAAATTGCCTCAGCCACCTCCACAGACAATTCTGCAGATATTGCTTTAGCGAGCGGTTTAGGAACGGCATAAGTTTCCTCACCGCTAGTGGGATCTTCGCTAATGCTCGCGTAGTAGAGCTTGTCTAAACCAATAGTTGCCATGATGTTTCTCCTTTTGGGTAGTAATTTTCGTTAGATGTCATCGACAGATAGAATTGGGGCATGAGGGAGAAAACGCGATGCTTGACCTATGCGGTGTTCGGGATTTATCTGCTCTTATTGTTGTGGATGGTGCTGTTCAAATTCGCCACCAGCGTTGACGACATACTGGGCATGCGGCATGCGCGCTACTTAAATCTGATCCCATTTACAGATTCTGCGAATCTTTACGGGTCGAACTTCTTTGATGAGATCGTGGTCAACTTCCTTATTTTCATCCCGTTTGGCTTGTACATGAGGATGTTGTTGAAACGGCGCTCATGGTTAATTCAATTGCTCCCACCGTTTTTAGCAAGCGTGGCATTCGAGGTCGTTCAGTACGTTTTCGCTATTGGGGTCAGCGATATCACCGATGTCATAATGAACACTGCTGGAGCCGCTACTGGCTTAGTAGTTTTTGCTCTGCTAGCCAGATTCTGGCCTGAAAAGAGCGAAAAAGTCATTAACGTCATCGGGTTAGTCCTGGAGATCTTGTTCATCGGATTTTTGACTTTCCTGATCATTGCAAACTCTTAAGGACAGGCTCTAAAACTCGAAACATCGATGGAATAGTGGTGAAAACCGGTATCCGCCTCGTATCCGATATAGCGGCGGGCGGTCACCGTCAGCCCTGCATCAATTAGGGCTCGGGTGAGCTGGTTACGCAGCCCCAGGTAGTTGGTCTTCGTGAACAGTGCGATGCGGACTTCTTCGACCTCAATACCGGGCTGGTTGTCAGCGAAAACCCCCAACGAGTCGGTCAGCGGCGTGAACACCAGGTAGGAGTCTGGTGCCGGAGTGTTCACATACAGCCCGACTGCATACGGCAGCTCAAGTTTCTGGGCCATGCGGCTTAGTTGCTCTAGCAACGGTGTGGTCATGGTTTCACCGCCTCGATACGCGTCGCGAGCATTTGTTTCATGGCTTCTACTGCGGGCCTACGGGTTTGTGAACGCGTCGGTGCCAGAAACGGACGAGCTGGCTGGTTGGAGCGGCCGTGTTCGAGGACGTTGGCGATCAAGGCGTTGGAGCGGCCATCGGAGCGGTTTTCAGCGAAGCCGACCTTCACGTTATGGTCACCGCGACTGTTGACTTTGACGGTGGTTGTGCCAAGCGCTGCGAGCAGCTGTCCAGTGGAACGCGAAGGTTGCTTAGTGCCAGAGCCAATTGTGGCGGCGAGGTTTGCTCGCATCCGAGGTTCTACCACGCCCGCACCAGCTTGCAGGACTTCCTCAGCCGACGACTCTAGAACGTTGCCGGCCGCGCCAAGTGAGTCGATGAAAGTGTTGGGTAGGCGGATCTGGACTCTAGCCATGGCTGTTTCCTTCCGGCTCTATACGGTGTGCCAAGATCTCGACATACCGACCAAAACATTCGACAGCATCAATAACGTACCGGCCACTAGCACAGGCAATCTCCATCGCCTCACTAACCCGCAGCCCCGGTATTACTCGAATGCGAAACAGCGCATCAGCCTTGCTATAGGCAGCACGGTTCACCCACGCACCACTTGCGTGACGAACTTCCATATATGCGCGCACCGAAGCAATAATTTCGTCACCAGTAGTGGCGAACCCGGCAGCGTCCTTAACCACTACAGGTTGTATTAGGTCGATGTGCTCGCTCATTTTTCCTAGCGTTGCCACAAGGCGCGTCCTTTCTTTAGATTTTCCAGTCCCGATCCAGGCGAAGCAGGGTGTTTACTGCGTTCCACACGGCGCGGGCAGCATCGGTTTTGTCTGCCCAAAACCCGGCGGTTGCTCCATCTCTGGATTCGTAGAAATGGGTGGCGAGCATGATAATGCCTTGCCGGGTTGCCTGCGACATGGGCTGCGTTTGGTAGTAGCCCTCGGGTAGATGTTGGTAAGCGGTGGCATAGGAGATGGCAGCCAAAACAAACGAGGCAATCAAAGAATCATCCTCGCTATGGTCGACCAGTAGATTCTGCTTGACTAAGGCCATGAGTTCGTCTGTTTTCATGGCTGCCACCTCCTAACTATTTTTATGGTTTACCCGGCGGTCTTTTGGGTAAGAACCTTGATCGCTTCGGGCAAGACGAGCTTGCCGTCTAGGCGTTGGGAGGCGAGGAACCCGATCTGCCCGGTGGTTGCAAATAGCTCGTTTAGGCGTTTGAAGGAGCGGCCTTGCCGGTCAGCAATCCAATAAAAACCGAGGTCACCGAACGCTACTGTGCGCGCCCCCGCTTTTAGCTCAGGTGCAAAAACACTGGTGTAGACGGGTCGGCCAAGGATCATGTCTGGAGTCCCAGCAGTCAGGGCTGGCTGCCACAGGTACTGCCCGTTACCGTCCTTGAGCTTTCGAACGGTTTTTACTGTTGCATCGTTCATCAGCCACACCGCCCGCGCCCGGTAGGGGGAGCGCAAACTGTAGTGCAGATCGATGAGTTCATCAGCGCTAATGTCGGTAGGCTTGGCGCTGGTCACGCCTAAGTCTGCGCCGCCGGTTGGGTTGAAGATGCCGGTGGGTTTACCTTTACCATCTCCAACCAGGAAGGCTTCTTCTTCAGCAGCTCCAATACGGCGAGCAAACTCGCTGGCTAGGTATTGTTCAACGTTAAACGCTGCATCGTTGAGCAGTTCTTCGCTGATTTTTAGGAAGGTACCTAGCTTGAACGCCGACAGGGAGATTTGGGTGAAGGCTTCATCGGATTCGCTATATGGTTTGCCTTCATCCAGCCAGGTAGCGGTGCCATGGGTAGACACGACAGGGATCTTACGATCCCCGCTAGTGGTCTGAATAACCTTGGCGAGGGTGCGCATGATGTTTTGGTCGGCTAAAGACTGTACTAGGGTGCGTTCGAACTCGTCAGGCACTAGGTATCCGCCCTCAGAATCCACCCCCTCGCTTAGCGCATTCCTTACTTCCACCGGCGAGGTGTTAAGCCGCATCGCATCCCAAAACGCCCGCTTGTAGGAAGCTGTAGCACGGGCAGGCTTGACCTTACTGTCTTCGCCCATGGCGCTTCCAGGAGCGGAAGTGATGGGATTACAGGTCGCCTTGGCAAGAGTGCTTTCTAGACGTTCGGCTCGCTCACATCGAGCAATCTCGCCGCTAAGTGCCTCAATCACGGCCTCCATTTTGGCGTAGGCCGCGTCATCTTCGGCGTTTAGACAGCCAGTCTCGCTATCGCGCCGCTCATCTAGAAACTTCTTAGCCTTATTCCAGGTTTGGGCACGCCGGGTATACAAATCAGTAACAGTAGTCATAATGGAATATTTCCTCTCTTAGTTAATGGGGTTGGTTGGTTAAATGGGCGTATAAATCAACAACCCGCCGACCACAAGCGCCAGCGGGTTGCGAAGAACAATGAGAATCCGAAGATGGTGGTGAGCCAGACGGACAATGTTTAACTAGCTGGGCGACCAGCCGTTGCTCGGTTACTTTTCTGGAAAACACCACGCCGTTACGCTCATTCTTTTTCGGCGGGAAGGGCGGTTTAGGCTGCTTCGACTCGTTCTCATCCTCGCCATCACCAGAATCATCATGATCTTCTAGCTCATCGTCTGGTTCTTCTTCGCCCAGGGTTAGTGCTCGATTGCCATTCAGTAGCTCGTCTGCGAAACCTAGGTCTATAGCAGCTCGCGCGTCCATCCACGTCTCGGCATCCATGAGCTTGGAAAGTTTCGCCCGGGACAAGCCAGTTTTTAGCTGGTAGGCGTTGATAATCGAGTCTTTGACAGATTCGAGCATGTCCAGGGCACGCGACAGTTCGGTTTTATCACCCATAGCGAGCGTGGCGGGATTATGGATCATGAGCATCGAAACCGGGCTCATTGCCACCGTGGACGCCGCCATAGCAATCACAGATGCCGCCGATGCCGCGATCCCGTCAATATTCACCGTGACTTTACCGGGATAATCCAGCAGCATGTTGTAGATACGAGCAGCTGCCACTACGTCACCGCCAGGCGAATTCAGCCAGATAGTGACCGGTCCAGACCCCGCGTTTAACTCGGAGGCAAAAAGCGTGGGGGTTATGTCATCATCTAGCCATGATTCCTCAGCGATAACCCCGTTAATACGCAAAACCCTTTCACCCCCATCACTGTTCGGGCTGGTTTCCTGTGGGGTTAGCCAGTTCCAAAAACGCTTCACATTCTCCTCCTCAATAGTTGGTTCTCTCTAGGTTCTTTAGGCACTTCATCACCAGACTCGCCTTTATCGGCTTGTTGGGAGTCGGCGTAAGCCCCAGCCATCGGCAAGGGCAGCATGTTCCCATTAACCAGGTAGAGATCCCCGCCATCGACCTCATCGATGCGGTCGAGATTTTCTAGCTCGCGGATGTCGTTGGCGCTCATCCACCCGTTTTGGCGAGCTACCGCGTATCCCTCCATGCGTGACTGGTAGTCCCCGCGCAGCAGACCTTCAACGTTGAACTTCACAAACAACTGCTGCTTTTCACGCGGGTCCAAGAGAGTTTTCGTGATGGCTTGTTCCCAGCGGACTACCCACGGGTCAAGGGTGTATTTCACAAACTCCAAGCTCTGCTGCTCAATATTGCTGAAGCTAGATTTTTCCAGGTCACCGATCATGTGTGGCGGAATACGGAAAATCCGGGCGATTTCGTTGAGCTGAAACTTTCGTGTTTCTAAAAATTGTGCCTGCTCTGGGCTTACCGATATCGGCGTGTATTTCATTCCCTCTTCAAGCACCGCAACTTTGTTGCCGTTACGAGCGCCACCGAAGGTTGCCTGCCAGGATTCGCGCACCCGAGAGGGGTCTTTGATCGTGCCCGGATGCTCTAACACCCCGCCAGGAGCCGCCCCATTAGCAAAAAATGAAGCACCGTAATCCTCGGTAGCCTGCGCGAGTCCGATAGCGTTTTTTGCCATCGCGATCGGAGAATAACCAACCAACCCATCGAAACCCAGACCTGGAACATGAAGCACATCGTTAGGGGTAAGCCGAATGGTTTGGTACCCTCCTGCGGGTTCGTCCCAGCTGGTTTGGTATTCGTAATACAAAGCCTTGCTGTCCAGATCCCTGCCTACGCTCATCCGATTCGGTTGCAGCGGATACAGTCCAATGACTTCGCCGAGCCCGTTACGCACTACCTGAGCGAACGCGTTACCCCACAACAACAAATGCGTCATCAAAGTTTCGCGGAAAACAAAGGACGTCATCTCGGGGTTAGGTTCATCGTGAAGCAGGCGGTACAAACCATGATCGACTGCTTTTTCCTTGCCGCCACCGTCCTTGTAACGGTAGACGTGCAGTGGTAGCCCGGCTATCGCTTCAGCCAAGATCCGTACGCAGCTATAGACGGCGGTCATTTGCATCGCGCTACGTTCGGTCACCGGACGGCCAGAGGAAGTGGGGCCGAACAGGAACGAATACGACGAGCAAATGGTATGGTTCTCGGTTTGGCGGGGTTTGGGGCGTAGCCAGTTCAGGAATCCCATGTGTCCTTCTACTTTCGATTTAGAATGTTGGGGTGGATAAGGGGTTTCGGCAGGCGTGGCAGAGTGGCGAGTTGGTATTTCCTGCGACTCCTTCGCAAATTGGCCAACGGTGGTTTCTACGTACGCCGGTGAATCCAGCGAATAGTCGAGACCTTGTGTTTATTGGGATTAACCCATCGAGTGCGACGCGATTTGCTGCTCAGAAACTGGGTGGTGATCCAACGACCGAAATGGTTCTGAAATCTTTCCACGTCGGCGAAGATGGATCTCCGCTCAGTTGGCGATCAATGACGATCCTGAACCTACTCCCTTTGATTGGGCAGCCTCGTGATCTGCCTTATTGGGATAGCGATTCTGGCCGCCAGAAGATTCTGGATTCCATCGACATTACCCGTCAGATATTGAGAGTGATTCTCCCGAAATGCCACTGTGTTCATCTGATGTGGGGTACCCCCAATGACAAGAATTTCCCGTGGAAAAGCACAGTGCTCAAACAACTAATACCCGAGATCGACTCGCTTATTCCTGCCGATCACAAGGTTCAGGCGTACCTATCCAAGAGCGGACATCCACTGCATCCAGGGTTCGGCGGGCTTGCCCATTGGCGAGGCAAACAACCCCACGACGCATGCCACCTGCTACAACACCAGTAACCCGCGCTGATCGTAGACCGATCCTGTTGATGTTCCTGTGCCGCAGCGGATGGCCCGGTCGAGGGCCATGATGGTGGCGACGACTCCGTCAATCTTCTCCGTAGACTTCTGCTTATCCGGCTTAATGTTTCCTGCTGGGTCGGTGCGCACGTGAATGTTATCTACCATCCAGGCCAGCACCGGGTGCCCGCCATGGGCGAGCTTGCCTTCTAGGGCGAGTTTCATGAGTTCTTTGGAGGGTGGGGACATGTCTTTGAAGCCTTGCCCGAAAGGCACTACCGTGAAACCAGCATCCTCAAGGTTTTGGCTCATTTGGACCGCGCCCCACCGGTCGAAAGCGATTTCTCGGATATTAAACCGGGTGCCAAGATCCTCAATGAATTTCTCTATATACCCGTAGTGCACCACGTTGCCCTCGGTCGTCTCCAGGAATCCTTGACTGTTCCACAGGTCGTAGGGGACGTGATCGCGGGCGACCCTCAGTTTCAGGTTGTCTTCGGGTATCCAAAACCAGGGCGCGACCGTGTATTTGTCATCGTCATCCGTGGGTGGGAATACGAGAACAAAAGCAGTGATATCGGTGGTGGATGCCAGGTCGAGCCCGCCGTAACAAACCCGTCCTTCTAACTCATTCAAGTGGACTGGGCCATCGTTTTTGTTCCAGGTATTCATAGGCATCCACCGCACAGACTGTTTGACCCACTGGTTCAAACGCAACTGTCTGAAGGTGTTTTCTTCAGCCGGATTCTGCCTGGCACTATTACAAGCGTCCCTAACTTTCTGGATTGGCACCGTCACGTCCAAGGATGGGTTGGCTTTATGCCACACGGCTTCATTAGTCCAATCATCATCTTGCGCTGCCCCATATATGACTGGATAGAAAGTGGGGTCGTGCTTTTTGCCCGCAAGGATGTCTTGGGCTTTTTGGTGTTGCTCGTAGCAGATGCTGTGGGTGTCGGTGCCGGCGGTTGTTATCAGGAAGTACAGCGGCTGGGTGCGAGCATCCCCACTGCCTTTGGTCATCACGTCGAAGAGCGCCCGGTTGGGTTGGGTGTGTAGCTCATCGAATACCACTCCGGAAATATTGAATCCGTGTTTGGAATAGGCCTCGGCCGATAGTACCTGGTAGAAGGAATTGGTGGGGGAGTAGATGATACGTTTTTGGCTTCTAAGGATCTTTACCCGCTTGGCTAGTGGGGGACACATTCTCACCATGTCGGCTGCCACTTCGAACACGATGGATGCTTGTTGCCGATCGGCAGCACACCCGTAAACTTCAGCGCGTTCCTCGCCATCGCCGCAACACAGTAAGAGTGCGACGGCGGCGGCTAGTTCAGATTTGCCTTGCTTTTTAGGGATCTCCACGTAAGCCGTAGTGAATTGGCGAAACCCGTCAGGTTTTACCACCCCGAAAAGGTCGCGAATGATTTGTTCTTGCCAATCAATCAACTTAAAAGGTTTTCCTGCCCACCGGCCTTTCGTATGCTTTAAGGCTTGGATGAACGCGACCGCAAAGTCGGCTCGGCGCTTGTCATAGCGCGAGCTTTCAGCCATGAACCGGGTCGGGTGATATTCAGCTAGCTCACGCATACGAATCAGTTACCTTCTGTTGGTTAAAAAGTCAGTTACTACCAGCGATAACAGGCGCCCTCATGCCTGGCGGGCTAGGCTTCGGGTAGATTAGCTAACGCCCAGGCGATCGCATGTCCAGCGTCAGCGAAAAGATGGTCTGACTCAGTGACGAGTTCGAGTTCGCATTCTCTACGACCCCTCGAGTTAGGCCCGAACCCGCTGACGGGTTCTTCCATCAACCGGTAGATTTGGGCGTTATTGCCAAATCCTTCAGTCTTGGTCCAGGTAGCAAAACTTGCTAGCGTGTAGTTCCCGTAGGCAAGAACCGTCCCGTAGGAATCAACGCTCATCTGGAGGGTTTCGCTGGTGACCTTTGTGCTGTTCATGGCTGTTTCCTTATCTGTTGTGTACCGTTTCGGTATGTATATACAGCCATAGACTTCGCTACTTATCCAGTCATTTCACCGTTTATTTTGCCTAATAAATAGTGGTTTACATCTCTTGGTTAGTGTTTATTAGTGGCGGGGTTTTCCACGCAGAATCACCGCTTAATGGGGCAAGTAAAATCTTGCGTACTTCCTTATGTTCTTTACCAGAAAGTCCGATGCGGTAGAGCAGGGAGCGCAGTTCATACTTCTCATTACTCACCTGGCTTGTACTGCGGGTTACAGTGCGGTGGATCCGTTTGGCGTATGCGATCAGCTTCGTTAAGAACTCGGTGTAGGCAGTGATCTTCTCGAACTCGGGCAGCTCATCCCACCACGGGAAACTCAGCCCCTCACTACTGGTGGTGATGTCGAGCTTGCTCGCGCCGAGCGCTTTAGCGATCAAGTCTTTCTTGGCTGCAATAAGTTCATGCAGCCTTGCCAGCTCAGCCTCATCAAGCGTGGCGGGCAGGGTGACTACGAGCCCGTAGTTTTCAGCCTTTTTGGTGTTCACCATTGCACATCCTCCTCACCATCAAACTCGATGCTTTGAACGTCCATCCATGTGCGGATGAGGCGCATGAAGTCGTTTGGGAAGTTGGAGACAATCATTTCTACGTGCTCGTAGCCGTGGTCTTCGGCTGCATCCCACACCGCACCAATATCGGTGAGGTCGACTCCGAGGTTTTCGATTTCTTCCAAGTCGGCGTATAGCTGTCCTATCATCACCAAACCCTCTCTTTCTTGCTGGTTGTTTGGTCATGTACATACAGCCATACGTCCCGTTACTTATCCAGTCATTTTCGCCTTAAAATCCAGGAGTTTTAGTGGTCTCGGCGACTATCTGGGAAAGCACGAGTTCAGCGCACGGCAAAGCTATCCCGTTTCCCCACAGCTTGTATAACGCCCGGTCGGTCACTGGATTAGCCAGCCATTTGCGTACTTGGTTGCGGGTTTTAGGTTTTTTCAATCCTTGCGTCTTGGCCCAGTTGGCCCAGACTTGCCACCAGTAATCCAGCACGTCTTCGCTCGGGTTCTCGATGGCGAGTCCGTCTGTCCAAGTATCAGGGAATCCTTGTAGGCGGGCGCATTCGGTTGGGGTTAAGCGTCTCACGCGGTATTCGGGCATTCTAGGGTCGGTGACCAGGGGTGGCTCAGTTGGGTCCGAAGCCAACAATGCTCCAGCAATATTGACGTTGCCTCGGCAGAAGAAGTCGGACTTTGATGCCGAGATGACATCGGGTTGCATGATGGCGATGCCGCCTTGGTTACAGGTCGGAGTTATCCCTGACGTATCGAGCGTCTTGGATACCTCGGTGGGATAACCGTACCTGCCCACTGCCGCGCCGCGTCCCTCATGTAACGCATTGAAACCGTAGGCGGTAGCGATGATGGGAGTATTGCCTCCGCCAGTGCCGTAACGAGCGGTCACGGTTGGTGCTATCTGGCATGGTCCGCCCACTCTGGCATCATGAGGATGATGGTCAAACAGTAGCGGCTCAATAATACTCTGGTCGTTACTGCATCCGAGCGTGCCCGACAGATTTGTTTGCACGAGCGGGCCTTTACCACCACCAGGTTTACCTGCCCGCATCCGCAAGGCGAACACATCTAAAGATTTGCTTGCCTCGTGAGTGCCTGCTCGAGGATTGGTGGGAGGGTTTTGCTTTTCACTGCAGCCCTGCGCAAGATCCCCGTGCAGGCGCGTGGGCTCAAAGAGTATGTGTCCGGCACGCCCGCTTGCAAAATCGCAGATAAGGTAGATTCTTTTGCGTCGTTGGGGTACTCCGAAAAATTGCGCGTCCAATACTCGCCACGCAATACTCCATTGGTCTGCCACGACCGCTCCAGCTTTATGCCACTTTTGTACTCGAGGTAGGTCAGCCGCTGCCGTTTCGTCGACAACCGAGATGAGGTTTTGCAGGACGCTGTGGAAGTCTGCCCCTTTATTGCTTGAGAAGGCTCCGGGCACGTTTTCCCAAACAGCGAATCTTGGATACCGTCCACTACTTGCCTCCCTCATTTCCTTGATGACTCTGACAGCTTGATGGAATAAACCTGAACGCTCGCCAGCTAAACCTGCCCTTTTACCTGCCACCGACAGGTCTTGGCAAGGAGAGCCAAACGTGACCACATCCACCGGCTCTAGCTGACTGCCGTCAATGTCGCAGATGTCGCCTAGGTGTTGCATTTGCGGAAGGCGCGTGGTGGTGACCAGGATCGGGAAGGGCTCAATCTCACTTGCCCACACAGGTTCGATACCAACCTTTGTTGCCGCTAGTGGGAAACCACCTGAGCCATCAAAAAGCGAGCCAAGCCTTAAAGTTTTTGTCAAGGGTTAGCCTTTCTGCTTGGGGCGCTCGACTTCTTTGACCAAATCGAGGTAGGCGTATTCTTTGCCGCCACGGGTACAGGTAATCCCAGCTGCGTCTCCGGTTGCTTCGGCATAGCGGCGCACAATCACGGAAGCGTATTTCTCATCCAGCTCCATGCAATAGCAAGTGCGGTCTGTGGCTTCTGCAGCCATTAGCGTGGAACCAGAGCCAGCAAACGTATCTAGCACTATCGCGTTGGTTTGGGTGGAGTTACGAATCGGATAAGCCAACAGGTCTAGTGGCTTGGAAGTGGGATGGTCGCTGTTTTTGCGGGGCTTGGCGAAATTCCACACCGTGGTTTGTTTGCGGTCGGCATACCAAGCGTGAGAGCCGTCTTTCTTCCACCCATACAGCACTGGTTCGTGCTGCCACTGGTATGGGGAACGGCCAAGTACGAGGGAGTCTTTGACCCAGATGCAACACCCAGAAAGATAGAATCCAGCGTCTTGAAAAGCGCGACGGAAGTTCAATCCTTCGGTGTCGGCATGGAAAACATAGGCTGACCCGCCCTTAGCTAGGGATGCCGCCATGTTGGTGAATGCAGCCAGCAGGAACTGGTAGAAGGTGTCTGTGTCTTGTTTGTCGCCTGCGATTTTCAGGCCGCTGTTCGATTTGAAGTCCACGTTGTAAGGCGGGTCTGTGACCACCAGATTAGCCTGTTTGCCATCCATCAAGGTTTCGACATCGCCCGGGTTCGTGGCGTCCGCGCACATTAGGCGATGCCTACCAACCCTCCAGATATCGCCTTTTTCGACAAAGGCTGCCGCTTCTAGGGCGGCGTTCAGGTCGAAGTTATCGTCCTCGATACTGTCGCCGTCAAGAGAACCTATCAACTGTTGTATTTCGGATTCGTCGAAACCGGTGAGTTCAACCTCGAAATCGGAAGCATCCAGGTCGGCTGTGAGTAGGGCGAGTTTGGATTCATCCCAATCGCCACTGATCTTGTTTAGAGCAACGTTGAGTGCTTTTTCGCGGGTTTCGTCTAGCTCAACGACCACGCAGTCCACGGTTTTATAGCCCAGATCAGCTAGTACTTTCAGACGCTGATGCCCACCCACAACATTTCCGGTAGTTTTGTTCCAGATGACTGGCTCCACATACCCAAACTCACTTAGCGAGCGTTTTAGTTTGTCGTAGTCCGTGTCCCCAGGTTGTAGGTCTTTGCGGGGGTTGTAGTCAGCTGGGGTGAGATCAGTTAGCGCTATTTGCTTGATGCGCATGCTTTTTCACCGCCTTAACAAGCTCACGGCTAGTAGTCCAGGTGTCTTCCCACTTGCGTGTGCAATCCCCGAAATGCCCATACGTCGAATAGCGCACATAGCCGGGTGCTCGCAGCCCAAACTGGTCGATGATTGCTGCTGGCCGAAGATTGAACACATCTTGAGCTGCAGCCGTGAGGATCTGGTCGGTGTATTGGCCGGTGCCGAGCGTGTCGATAGCAAAAGCGACCGGGTCGGCTTTACCAATCGCATAAGAAATGCTCACTTGGCACTCTTCAGCTAGGTGCGCATCCACCACCGTCTTGGCGATCAAACGCGCCATATAAGCACCCGAGCGGTCAACCTTCGACGGATCCTTACCGGAAAACGCTCCACCACCATGCCCAGCAAAACCGCCATAGGTATCAACCATAAGTTTTCGACCAGTGAGTCCGGTGTCAGCTTTAGGGCCGCCCTCCACGAACCGCCCAGAAGGATTCACCAAAATAGTCGTGTTCTCATCGACAGGAAGATACGAAGAGCAAGCTGGACCGATAATCATCGAGGTGATTTCACGGCGCAACTCATCGAAATCCTTGGATTTATCGTGCTGGACGGAAACCACCACCGTCTCTACGGCTTGCGGTTTTCCTGCGTCGTTGTAGCGCACCGAAACTTGTGCTTTACCATCTGAGAAGATCCCTGTGATGGTTCCTTGCTTGCGTTCCTGATCTAGCCGCTTACAAATCTCGTGGGCTAAAACAAGAGGCAACGGTAAACGCTCAGGTGTATCGGTGCAGGCATAGCCGTAGACCGTGCCTTGATCACCAGCACCCTGAAGACAATAAGCGGACTCATCGCCATGGCGAGCCTCTAAAGATGTGCTCACCCCGTCGTTAATATCGTTAGATTGACGCCTCGCCCATACATATACCAAAAATCTCCACGGCTTATAGCCAGCTGCAGTAAGTGCAGTTCGTACAGATTCCCGGATTCGCACATGAGCTTTGGTGCTGATTTCACCAGTGACAATAATGCGTCGCCCAGTAGCCATGACCTCTACCGCGACGCGGGCGTTGGGATCGGCGTAGAGAATTTCGTCGAGAATCTGATCAGCAATTAGATCGCACAGTTTATCGGGGTGACCGATACACACTGCTTCAGCGCTGCGAACCGTAGTCATAGGAATGCCCTTTCGGTAGAAAAATCAAAAGAAATAAAAACTCCCCACCATGACGAGCCAAAAGTGGGGAGCGAAGAAAACGAGGAAAACCCGAGTCATGTGTGATACTGGGATTCGTGCAAGACGAAACGAGTAAACCTAATCAGCCAGAACCTTCCGGCGGCAATGGTAAAGCCGTGGCTTACGGAATGATTGCCGGGATTATGACCGGCATTATCTTTGGGTTCATTATGGACGATATCGCCTTGGGGGTAGCAAACGGCACAGGAGTCGGAATCGCGCTAGGGGTAGGCTTCAGCGCAAGAAAACGCCCCAAATAAGCTCAAAAACACTAGGACGCATCTACGAGCGTGCTTTCAACAGCTGCTCCATAACCTCATCACCCGGGGCCGCACCCGAATAGTCAGTGGTGCAGTTCGCCCGCACAATCTCAAAAATCTCATACCAGTACACGTTTGCTTGCTTACCAAAAGATTGGCTCATCGCGACGAACGGGGAAGCGATAGCAGCTCCCGTGGTTGGGTGCTTGCCGAGCAAACCGAACTTGGAGATTGCCTGCTCGCACTGCACATACCGGGCGAAAGCCTGGGCATAGGCCTCAATCAGGCGCTTAGAAACAAACTTCGTGCAGCCACGCTCGTCAAGCCAGCGCCACGTCTCCCGGTAGACAATGTCCGCGCCCAGCGGTTTGCCATCGCGTTGAACCTCCGACAGATACTCAGAAGGCTCCGGCATCACTTCACCAGCAAGTACCGCGCCCGCGCCAACATCTGCGCCCTCAAAATCGAAAGGGCTTGCTAGCGGATCTTCCAGGCGAGTAGCAGGCAGACCCTTAGCGAGTTTCTCGCTCAGCGGGTCAGGTTTCGCACCAGCCCTCACGCGCCGCCCACCACGATTGGTTCCGTCTTTCGCCATGAAATATCGCCTCCTTCCAGGCGGTTAGCCCGGTAATGGAGGGCTTGGGGGTTAATACCCTGTTTGATTCGGTCTTTTTGCGTACGGTTGGCCCCGCCCGCTGACCTTCCTCAAGGTTGTAGAGATTTGAGGCCCCAACCCCTAACCGAATTCTCGACTGGTCCTGTAACTTGGCGTGGGAACAAGGTCGATATTTTTAGGGTGGGGAAGTACCAATGGTTGTGTTGCGGTTTTCAAGAAATCTAGTAGGTGTTGACCTGAAGGGCTTGCCTCCATCTGTCACCGTCTAACGCGCTCTGCCTGGAGTGGCAGGGTTTGCAAAGGCTGCGCAGGTTAGAAAAGTCGTGGCTGCCGCCATGGTCTAAGGGCAGGACGTGGTGGACTTCCTGAACTGGGGTGGTTAGTCCTTTGTCTAGGCAGTCTTCACATAGAGGATGCTGGGAAATGTATGCGGCACGGATGCGTCGCCAGCGTGCACCGTAGCGTCGGTTGATTCTCGGGTCACGTTGAAACTTACGGTAGTTCTTGTCTGCCTTTTTGGCGTGGATCTGGCAGAACCTTTCGCGAGTTAGTTCGGGACAGCCAGGCTGAGAGCAGGGACGTTTAGGTTTGCTTGGCATTCCCGTTATCTCCTGTGGTGATGGTAAAGCCCCGAAGGAATGTATCCGTTCGGGGCTTTGACCTTTTTCTAACTAGTTACACTATATCAGGCTCGAAACGGGAATGTCGTCCGCGTTTTGTCCAAGCATCTTAGCGTCCGTACAGGAGACTGGTGAGGTGGTCTAGGGCGGTTTTGCGCCGGTTGTAGGCGGTGGAGCGTTCCACGTTTAGCCGCTCTTGCACCTCATAAATCGCATCAGTGGCGGACTCGTATCCGGAAAGGAAGCAAACTTCTAGCACGTCACGTTCCTCATCGGTGAGCGCTTGCCAGGCGGGGTTGAACCAGTCCATGTAATCCTTGGCTTGCAGGTATTTGCGGGTGCGGTTATCGATCCGTTCCAAGTGGTTAAGGATTTTGTCCTCGGCAGCGGTGGGATTAAACGCACGGCGGCTGCCATCCAAGACGGGGGAGGACAGACCGGGCAGGTCTGCTTCGATGGCTTTCAGATCGTCGGGCGTGGATTCGATGATGGTTTCCATAGTGGCATAGTCGCGTAGCGCGTTGATAGCAGCGGCGCGACGGTCAACGTAGCGCCAGGTGATGTCGGTTTCTTGATGCGTAACGCTCATTTCGTTTCTCCTTTCAAGGTCTGCGCTACCGCGTCGATGAGCGCCGACTGGGTCATGTTCTTCGATTCGAGTGCCGATAAGATCCGCTGATCTATCGAATCCTTGGTAGCAATATGCGTAATAGTCACCGGCTTGGTCTGACCTTGCCGATACAGGCGGGCGTTGGTCTGCTGGTAGAGCTCAAGGCTCCAGGTGAGGGAATACCAGATGAGGATTGAGCTGCCTTGTTGGAGGTTGAGCCCATGCCCAGCGGACGCTGGGTGAATCAACCCGATTGGGATTTCACCGTCATTCCAAGCTTCAATATCTGCTGAAGTTTTCAGCTGGCTGGCTTGCGGGAAGCGCTCACGGATGCGTGCCAGGTCGTGCTGCCACCAATACGCCACAAGCACGGGATTCCCATTCGCAGCTTCGATGAGGTCTTCAAGGGCATCGAGTTTGCGGCCGTGTACCACGATAGAGTCGCCGGCTTCGGTGTAGATCGCACCAGACGCTAGTTGGGTGAGCTTACCTGCCAGCACGGCAGCATTGACCGCGTCAATCACCTCATCGCCCAACTCGACTACCATCTCTGCCGCTAACCGGTCATACACCTTGCGCTCCCTGCCGTTCATGGTCACCTCGGTGGTCGTGACAGTCAGTGGTGGGAGGGTGAGGTAGTCGCTGGTTCGCATAGACAACGTGATATCCGAGATTGCTCGGTAGATTTCCTCCTCAGCGCCAGGTTTGGGTTTGTAGGTGAATACTTGCATTCCACTGCGCTTATCGGGCACGAACCATTTATCGCGGTAGCGGGAAATGTAGCGCCCGAGCCGCTCACCCAAATCCAACAGCCGGAACTGGGCCCATAAGTCCATCAACCCATTGCTGGCTGGGGTGCCGGTAAGCCCGACGATGCGCTTTACTTGAGGGCGGATCTTCATGAGCGCGGTAAAGCGTTTGGCGCGGTGGTTTTTGAAGGAGGAGAGTTCGTCGATGATGACCATATCCCACTGCCACTTGATGCCACTACGGGTAATAAGCCAGTCGACGTTCTCCCGGTTCATCACTGTGATGTCTGCGCCTGAGTTGAGCGCGCCTCGGCGTTGGCGTTCGGTGCCGACAGCTACTGCCAGGCGTAGCTGGCGTAAGTGGCTCCACTTTGTTTGCTCGGCAGGCCACGTATTCCTTGCTACGCGCAGCGGCGCAATCACCAGCACCCGGTGGGCTTCAAAGCTGTCGAAGAGGAGATCTTGTATTGCTGTCAGGGTGATGACGGTCTTGCCAAGACCCATACCCAATAGCAGTGCTGCAACCGGGTGTTCCTCAATGAAAGCCGTTGCTAGCTGTTGGTAGTTATGCGGCTTGTATTGCATGGCACACCTTCTTAATGTCGTCAGGATTGTTGAGTACGAGTGCGGTGAAGCCCAGGTGCTTCAACTGCCTCAGTCTGTGTTTTTGGATTGCGCGGACTTTTCCGCCGGGTGCCTTGACTTCCACGAAGCCAACATGCCCATCAGGTAATAGCACGATTCGGTCAGGTACACCGGCGGTTCCGGGGCTGACTAGTTTCCAGCAGACCCCGCCCAGAGCCTCAATGGTTTTTACGAGTGCTTGTTCTAAATGTTGTTCTTTCATCACGTGTTGCTTTCTGCTCACGTGGTGACGCTTTCTGCCAGTCGTTTACATAACTTTTTATATATAGATATTTGTTTTTATTGCTCTTAAGAAAAGTTCTGTTATAGACCGACAGATAGTGTCACCACTTAGGGGCTAAAGGTTGAATTCACTCTTCAGGCGTAGTCCGTCCACATAGCGTGCGCTCTTTGTGCGGCGTCTGCGGAATCCGAGTTGTTCCAAGGCTGAATAGAAATCGGACGTGGATCTGGCATATTCGCCCACGCTGAGCGCGTAGGCGCGATAGACGCTATAAAGCTCGCCCGAGGGCTGTGTGAAGCTCGGGTCGATCTCGCAGTTATCGTCTAAGAAATGTGTCATCCAGTCGTTCTCAAACCGGTAGGCCTCCAGGGCTCGACGAACTTTAGGTGGTGGCTTAAAAACAAAGTCGTCATCAATCACTTTGCGGGCACCATCAACGATCCATTGCAGAACGGCACCAGCGGCGTTTTGGTAGAGGTGTTCGGCGTAGTTTTTGATGTCCGAGGAGCCTTCGATTTTTGCCTCGAATGGGATCACGATCAGCCTGCGCCAAATACCAACATCCATTGCGCCTACGCGCGGCAGGTGATTCGTATACAGCACGAGCGTATGCGAAGGAGCGAACGCGAAGGGCGCCTTATATTTCTTTTCCGCATAAAGCAGATCAGTGGATGCCATTTGCTTGGCGATAGAGGTGGAGAGCCTCATGCCTTCCTCGGTCTCCGCCGCGATCAAGAGGCGTTTGCCTTTGGCTTCTGCCAGCTCAGGCTTCACATTCCGCTTCACACCCACAGTGAGAGCATCGGCGGAGATGTTGCCCGCGTATGTGCCTAACACCCGAGCGATTGTGTTCCAAAACGTCGATTTACCATTCCTGCCGTCGCCGTAGGCGATGATGAGGGCTTCGACGTAGACTTTGCCGATCGCGGTCAGCCCCACGATTCGCTGCACATAGTCGATTAGTTCTTGGTCGCCTTGGAAGAACACCTCGAGCGCCGCCAACCACGTGTCCATGCCTTTGGTGGCGGGATCGGTGGTGGTTTGTTTGGTGATGAAATCCCCATAGTCGTGCTCGTGAATTTGCCCGGTGGTGAGGTCAATGGTGCCACCAGGGGCGTTGAGAGCGAAAGGGCCTGCGTCAAGGTCTGCTTGGGTGACTTGCAGCATCGGAGCTGCCTCCTTGAGTGACGCTGTAATCGCCTTGCTATCCCTGCGTTTGAGCACGTATTTCTCATAGGCCTGAGCATCAGTGAGCTGCTCGTAAGCGTTCCACTGCACCTTAGTGAATAGGTTTTTAGCTTTGGTCAGGCTCATTGCCGACAGCAACTGAGTGACCCCAGTGGAATCACACGCCTCACGGGCTTTCTCCAACAGATCTGCGGCTTGCTCTAACTGGCGCGTGGTGAGTTCTTGAGCGATGGCGCGCGAGCCTGGTCTGGTTTCTTCCCAAAACGAGCCGTTATACACCAACCAATCTGTTGCCTCAGAGAACGCGAGCTTTTGTGCATATTCGTCTGCCAAAACGGTGGCTTGACCGACATCAGTGAAATCGGCAGGACGCAGTCCTTGGATTTCAGCGTACCGTTCGGGTGGAATATAACCAGGTGTCGCAGCGACTTTTGCACCAAACTTGAGAGCCGAATGCCAAATCGCCTCCAACTCACCATCTGGTAGGGGTGGCACGCAGGTTTGTGCTTTCATCTCGAAAAACTGGCGTGCTTGCTCAGTATTGCCAAAACGCACAATCACTCGCCCAGCGAAACCACTCATGGTCGCATTCCTAGCACCTTCTCGAATCTCACCAGTAGCCATTTCGAGTGCGGCGAACGCGTCAGCATCAAGGAAATCGGTGATGGATAGGGCACCGTCTACCCAGGTGACCTCAGCGGCGGGGTTGCCGTAAATAAATCTGGCGGCATCGAGAGCGTTGCGGTCAAAGATTCCGGTATAGGAGGCCAGCTTCTTCTTGATCCCCGTATAGAATGCAGCGTCAGTGACTGGCTTGATTGGGAAGTAGGCGTGGAAGCGCGGCCTGGCGGTCTTTTCACCCTTGGGCTTCAAATGATTCCGCGAGGTCGCGGTCGCCAAAGCGACGCCCGGGAATATGAGAGCGAGCGATTCCGGTGTCACCCAGTCAACCGGAGAGTTGGAGTGATCGTTATCGACATCCATCACCACACACGTGGATTGCAAGAACCTGTCGGTGGAACGAATATCGCCCTCATATTCGGCCGCCACATGATCTTTCGTCACAGCATTCTTCAAATCAGCCGCATTGGTTATGTGCTGGTGATTCGGGTATTTGAGGTTGCGTTGCGCGCTCACCAGATTAGTTGTGCACAAAATGAAGTCAGTCATCTAGGTTCACCTCCGCAAAATTGTGGTCAAAATAAGTAATCGGGAGTTCGAGCTGGTGTGCCCAGCCGATTTCGGTTTTCATGCCGGGCGAAACGCGCGGGGTATATACCCACATCGCCTCGCACTTAGAGAGCAACACGCGACCCATGAACATGGCGAGGTCGCGATCCCACGGATCGGTATCATCCATAAACTGCGGAAACAGCAGGTGGGGTGCGAGTGGGATACGTCGGCAGTCCACCGCATAGGCAGATAAATCCCTTGCCAGCTGCACGTTCGCTTCTATATCGCCGCAGTAGGGCGAGCAAATATAGGTCAAGGGACGGTGACCGAATTCGGATATTTCCACCGCCCGCAGTGCTTTGTAAGCGGTTGGGTCTGCGTAGCCTTTAGAGTTGCGCCACGGCGCCAGGTCACTAATCAAAGGGCAGTTGTCGAGGAGTGTGCTCATTTGGTTTCACCTGCTTGTCGTTCGATAACCGGCAGGATCTGGCAGCGGTTTTTCAGCAACTCATAGATGAACAGGCGGCCTTTCTGCGTCCAATACGTGTGCATCACCGTCTTGCCGCTCTCCAGCAGGTGGGTTTTGGATTGGGTATAGCCGCATTTCGCATACTCGGCGTACAAATACCAGATGCCTGACTGTTTGAACTGAATATGTTCATCAGCTAACAGGCGGTTAAGTTTCTTCGCACTCAGCCCGTAGTCCTTGGCGATAGCAGTAATCGGCATCAACGACGGTGACTGCAGCACGATGTCGTAGTAGGAGAGCTTCGGTGCTGCCTCGAGTAAAGCCTGCTCGGCAGCAAGACGCTTGGCACGCTCGGCACGTAGACGTGTGAGGGCTTGTTCGAGCAGTTCATCGTTTTCGAGTAGCTCGTCGATCGCGTACAGGCCGGTTCGACGAATCGATGGAAGCACCTCATCAAACACCCATCTCTCGAAACGTTGCGCGCCCGGCAGGTGACTTGAGACAATCAGGCGATACACGTCACCCTCGGTGATGAAGCGGGCTTGCTGGGTGCGGCCGAGGCTATCGATGATGGGGTAACGTTTTGGACCCCCATCCTGTCTGCAATGATCGCGGACTGCTTTTGTAGGATTTTCGTACCCTAACGCAGTGGCTATGTCTTTGGCGCAGAAGATGGTTACACCATGCTCGGTGATGGTGCGGATTTGGCCGAACTGGCTGTTGGTGAACACTTGTAGTGTGGAGCCGGTCATTAGCTCTCCTTCCAATAGTTTGTAGGTGAGAGCCATGAGCTGACCCTCTAAAAGGAGGGCTTTGAGAAGAGCGAAATATAAACACGACTTTGAAAATAGGCAGGCAAAACCTGATAGGACAGGCGAGAAATTTGCTTGGCTGTTAACGGGATATGGGTTATGATTGCTGCATCAAGACCGGTTCCGCCCGCGAGGGTCCAGGGCCGGTCCTCATCATTTCTAGGCTCAAGGGAGGTGCCGACGTGAGCCCGCAGCAGAGCCGACAAGTGCAGAGCGCTACCGGGAGCGGTAAGGCGTTCAAGACGCATGGCGAGCAGATCAACTTGTTACGCTCTCGCGGGATGGTGATTGATTCCGATCAGTTGGCACGGCATCTGTTGGAACGAGTGAATTATTATCGGCTTTCCGGGTATTGGTACTCATGGCGTGAGATAGGGGCAGATGGTGCGCGCCGCGATGTGTTTATTCCTGGCACGAATCTTGCTGATATTGATGCTGTGTATTGATTGGAGAAAGCATATGGAATTAACAAAAGCAGAGATTAAATTACTAAGAAAAGCTTATAGCGTTATGGCTGACACGCACAGAAAATATCACCCGGAGTCCGAAAAAGACATATCTGAGTTTGAAAACAAATTCGAACCAATTCCGTCAGAATATCGGTATTTACTCAAGGAATTTGGTGGCTGCCATTTTGTTGATCCATGGATTTTCACTTTAGAGGAATTAGGCTGTGAATACCCCGCTTTTATTGCAAACTGTACCGACGACGAAGAAAACAACATATCAAATAATACTGTTTTTCCTATTGGCGGTTTAGGTGATGGAAGTTTAGTTTGTATTTTAAAGGAAACAGACAAAATTGTTGTTTTGCCACATGATGTATATGTGACATCGGTTGATGATTTAGAAATTATTGCAGAAAGTTTTAAGGAGTTAGTTTTTGCTTTAGCGGAACAGGGTATTGAGCTTGACAACCAAATTAAATAGCCAACGAATGGACATTCGTGAAGTTCTTATTGACATAATGTGTACTTGCTAACTTGAATTTGTTGAGGAGACGGTTGTATTAATGACAAGGGAATAGACCGAAGTCCTTAATTACGAATGCTTTATGCGATAGCGTTTCTGTAACAGCGAATCTTGGACATCAACAGCTAATGATAGTGAAGAAATCTTAGCTACTACACTTGATCATGAACTTATCGCAAAGTTTGCTAAAGAGTTTATGAAATTAAATAACGGTATTTATTTTTAAGCAAAGAGAAATCAAAATTATGGAGATAATTTCATTAGAAATTTAATGAAACTCTCGGTTTATTTGGAGAAAAGAGGTATTGAATTCAGATATGAGAAAATATGCAGATATAAAAGACATAATTGAATATGGGTTAAATAATATTTCTGATAAGGAAAAAATAACAATGAGCCTGAAAGACTTTCTATACATTAGACGAGTTTTAGAGGAATATATGCGTTATCTACATAATCCTGATCATTATCCCGATATAGAAGCAATTCAAAATTTTTTAGGTGATATTTCTTCGGGAGGAGGATTTGAATGTTTAAGCACAGCTATTTATGAAAAAGTATATAAAGTTGATTTGCCATCGAAGATTGAGAAAATGATTGATGATGGCGCATTTGAACACCCTCTTTATCCCAGTTACTACAAGAAAAACGAATAGGCAATAATTGTATAGTATTGAATAGGTTATTATTAGTGGCAAGTAATGTTGAGTACATCAAGCTATTTATGGAATTTGAATCTGTAAATATGCCAGTAGTATATTTTTATGAAGTCAATATGGATGATGACCGTTTTGCTCTTAGAACGATTGAAGTTTTTGTAAATAGGGATGTAAAACTTATTGATGACCTATATCGAGAAGTAATAGAGGCTTGTTCTATCCCTACAGTAGATGAGTTTAACGCAAAGGTTTGGGGAAAAGGCTTTTGTGCAATTGCAATTTCCAAAGAAGAGTTTGATAAAATCTGGAATAGTAGTATTTATAGTGGTAGCTTGACTACTTTCTAAATTCCAGTTTATCGGGGGAGATAGCAAAGGCAGCCGAGCCAGTCAACGGTCAAGATGAACGGCGCACAAGTGGCTGAAAAGCTGGTAGGGCTAAAAGGATACGTCACCAACATCCCTGCCACGCGCTCATGCCAGCAAGCGAGATCATAAGCTCTTACCACGAGTTATGGCACGTAGAACAATCCTTCCGCATGTCCAAAACCGACCTGCGGGCTCGCCCGATATTCCACCGGCAAAAAGACGCCATCGAAGCGCACCTAACCATTGTCATGACCGCCCTCGCCATTTCCCGCTACCTGTATCAAAAAACCGGAATAACCACCAAAAAACTCATCCGCATCCTACGACCTCTACGCGAAGTCACCATAAGCCTACCCGCAAGCCAACAAATCACAGCTCAACCAAAAATCAACCCCCAAACCCAGAAAATCCTGGACAAACTGGGTCACTAAACTTGTGCAACTCAGGCGTAACTATTCGGCTCACCATGCGCGTATGTTTAACAGGGTTTATGCTCTCAAGCCGCGCCTACCGAAGATTGGGTTACATCCTGAATTGGATGCTGTAGCTTCGGTGATGAACCGTCTGTTTGGTCAGCTCACAATTGTCCAATACTTGCTCGTAAAGCTTAATATCGGTGACGCGGCTCTGCTTCCTAGTGTGATAGCTAGTTACCCAATTCTTGAGCCACTACCACCGAGCCATCTCGGTATTCCAGAAAACTGGCAGCAGAACCCGCTTTGGAGTATCAACTAATCCTTCTGATAGAAGCCGCATTCGTACCCGGCTGCATCAATCGGTAAACCCTCAGCCCATTGGGGTAGCTCGTTCATGAGGGCGCATATGTCAGCAACGGTGGTGCCGGAATTGATGGGTTCGTCGATGACGACTTCGTCGTGAATATGCATCACGATCTGGTGACCGGCATTCTCAATGCGGGTGATGGCTTCGGCGAGGAGGTCTCTGGCTGTGGCTTGGACGATGTTTTCCACGAGCTTGCCGCCGTAGGTTTCGAGCTTCTGCCACTTCCGAGCCACTCCCTGACCCCAATAGGTAATCGAGGTGCCTCCGAAACGATTCACGCCAATACCTGGCTTCACATACGCCAAGCGTCTGCCAGAGGGCAGGGTGATGAAGAGTATCCCGGATTTCTTCTCGAAGCCCAGGTTGCGTAGTGTGAGCGGTCTGCCGGTGCTAATTGCTCTGGTAGCGGCATTGTCGACCTTGTGCCACAGCTGCACAATATTAGGGTTGGCTTGCCGCCAAGCGTCCACAATCGGCTGTAACTCGTCCTCGCTTAGCCCCATCTTCAAAGCGCCCATAGCTTTGAGCGCACCCACAGAGCCGTTGTAGCCACAAGCAAGAACAGCGATTTTTCCTTTCTGTCGAAGCTCACTGTTGACTCCGTGCTTTTCCACCGGCACACCGAACATCGCGGAGGCAGTCGCGCAATAAAGATCCTCACCGTTCTTGAACGCGGCGAGCGTGGTTTCCTCACCAGCAAGCCACGCCAGAACCCGCGCCTCAATCGCCGAATAATCGGCGACGATGAACCGGTGAGCTCCCGAGGGGATGAATGCGGTGCGAATCAACTGACTGAGAGTATCGGGCACGGAAGAATAAAGCATCTCCAATGTTTCGCCATTACCATCACGCACCAAGCCACGTGCTTGGGTAAGGTCGGGCAGATAATTCCGGGGTAGGTTTTGTACTTGCACAAGCCTGCCTGCCCATCGCCCTGTACGGTTAGCCCCATAAAACTGGAGCAGACCATGCGCCCGCTGATCAGTGCAGGTGACGTCTATCATCTTGCGGTATTTCGCCACGGATGAGCGCGATAACTCCTGGCGCAGTTCCAAGGCTTCTCGCACTTGACCAGTAGCGTTCGCAAGAGCATCATCGACTGACTCTTTCGCCATAGACTCTATCGGGCAGCCATGCTGGTTTAACCATTCTTGTAGCTGTAATGGCGAGGCGGGATTATCCAAGCCAGTGAGTTTGTGCGCACGGGCGAGTGCTTGCGCCCGGTGTTCTTCGTCAATAGCGATAGCGTTTGCGGCCAGTGTGGTGTCGATACGGATACCACGGTCATTGATTCGTTGATCGACCTCATACTGCTCCCAGAGGTAATCAGGTACTGGGAAGTCGGCGAGCTTTTGACGGATAGCTGTTTCTACTTCTACATCTCGCGCGTTATACATCTTGAACAGCTTCCAGCCAGCTGGGTCGCTGCTGGGGAGCCGCCGCTGGCTGTTGTCATCCGGTACGCAGAAGTGCTTGATGAGATCTTTACCTTCATCCATCTTTTGAGCATCGAGATTCAGCACTTTGCCGACATCTTTAAGAGAAAGTGGCAGGCCAAGGGTTGCCGCCCACACCATGGAGCACCGCCAACCAGCTGGATCAAGTAGTCGTCCGAGGTAGGCGCTAAGACAGGTGCGTTCAAAAGAAGCGTTGTACGCCCATTTGGTGACGGCCGAATCAGCTAACGCATCAAGAACGGCATCCGGGAGTTGCTCTCCAGATGCTAGATCCACTGTGCGCACCGTGCAACTGTCGATCGCGTAGGAGAAAAGGAGAATCTTGAAATCAGGGTGGTTACAGTATTTGTAAACTCCGGCTTTGGCTAGGATGACTGGCGAGTAAGTCTCGATGTCGATACTGAGCGTGCGCATAAGGTTCCTTAACGAGTGAGTGGGGCGGAGCCAACCGATTTGACTCCGCCCCTTGAGTGGATTGGTTTGCTTTAGGCGAGGAAGTCCTCGTCTGCATCCCAGGTATCGAACTCGGAGGCTGCGCTAACGTGCCCGCCGAGTGGCTCACCATCACGGGTCTTTTGAATATTGCCAAGACCGCAGGCCACGCCACGGTTGCCGTTGGTGTTGAAAGCGTAGAAATTGATGGAAACTCGCCCGTAGCAGCCGGAATAGACTTCGGAGCGGTCGAGGATTGGATTTACGTCTTGATCCACGATTTGCGGAGCATTAATACTATTGGCATTCACGAAATAATGTCCGGCATAAGCTTCATCGTCACGCTCAGTATCTCCATCACGCAGTGGCAGCTTTAGCGATGCGCGTGGCGGGATCTTGCCACCGAATTTCCCAATGCCTTCTTGAATCGCGGCCTCGATAGCAGTATTAATCGCATCGATAGTTGCAGCATCATCTTTAGGAATAAGAAGTGATACTGAGAACTTCGGTTTGCCGCCGTTAATGGATTTTGCTTCCCACACGTTCGCGTAGCTCAAGCGTATTTCGCCGGTTATGACCTTGGTCGGGTTGTTTTTCTTGGTTTTCGGGTTCACTCGGGTCGACATGATTACTTACCTTCTTTCTGTTGATTGTCGATGTTTGTGAAATCGTCAGCCGCCGTGCTGATCTGCAGCTCGGGGCGTTTGTCGGATAGGGGTACCAGTGTTGGTTTGCCCTCGGGCTTGACCACCAGATTCCCGAGAATCTCAGAGAACTGTTTCTTTCCCATGAGTTTTTCCATCGCGGTAATAGTGAGCAGTGATCGTTTATAGATATCGCGGTAGCCTGCAGCTTTCGCAGCCTCAGCCACCGCAGTCTCATCTGTGTATTTGCGGATCGAGCGGCCAGCAACCAACTTGAAACCCTCGTACTGCTCACCGCTTAGGGCTTGACTTAGGGCATAGTCCTGCACATCTGACGCCCACCGCGTGAGTTCTGGTATTTGCGCCAACACCTCAGCCACCTCACCAGCCGATAGTTCGGCTGGCGGGGCGAACTCGAATTTAGCCAGCTCAAGGTTCGCTTCAGCCCTGGCTCTACAGGTGGAGGCGATTTTGCAGAACTGACACCAGCTACCAGCACAAAATTCGCCCTCACCGTTAGCTGCTAGTTCGGCTGCAGGCTTGAGCGTCTGCTCGGCCCACTTGTTCAGTTCAGTGACGCTAATCGTCCAGGTGGATACGTTTTCGCGCCGTGGCTGAAAAACCGTTAATGCCACCTGCTCAATGTCGTAAAGAGCGTCGAACAAGGCAAGTGCACCGATCGCGTAGAGCATCATTTGCGGGTTCCACTCAGCTTCTACCAGCACGCCCAAGCCATATTTCAAATCGATAACGTGCAAGGTGCCATCAGCCACGATGAGGCAGTCGCCTGTGCCGAAGCCACCAGGCACAACGTTGGAGAAATCCAAGTGTTGTTCGATGTAGATCACCGCGCCAGGCGTCGCCTGTTTTGCTTGCTCGTATTGTTCGAGCACGTAGGAGACGTAATCGTCGGTGTGGGTATTCATCTCGTCATCTTCGTATTTGGAGACGGGGCGTTTAGATTGCTGCTTGAGTGCTCGGCGCAGCTTATGTTCTGCCAACGCGTGAGCCGCCGTGCCTTGAAGTGCAGCTTCACTTGGAGCCTCTGTCACCCCAGCCGTGAGTTTCGCCGATGGGGGACAGTGCAACCAACGATGCGCCGACGAGGCGCTCAAGAGCGCGTGTTTTTGCGGGGGCATCATGCACCACCAGCCTCAGCCTCAGCTGCAGCGAGCACCGCGTTGGCTTGCTCCACCGTCAGCTGTGAAAGCTTCGTATGCTCAAACGAGCGAATCTTGGCTTTGATGAAGTCATTCAAGCCCGAGCGTGCATAATCCGCCAACACGCCGCGCACTTCCTCCAGTGGCAGCAGCTTGACCTGCGGCTGAGATTCGCTGACAGGTTCTGGTTGCGGAGGCTCCGTTGAATCGGGCTCGTCCGTGAGCATATAGTCCGCTTCGATACCTGATTCCATCCAATACAGCAGGTCGTTCTCGGTTGCTTCTATCTCGGCTTGCAGGCTTTTCAAATCTTGGCGAAGATTGACGAAAATTTGACGCATATTGGCTACATGGTTAACTGGAGTCATCACGCCACCTCATCTGCCTGATCAGGACCGAATACGGCCTTCATGAACGACTCGAAATCCTCATCCACAAACGAACCACGCCGCTTGTGAGAAGACGTTACTTGGTCGTTGTCAATGATTTCGATGGATTGCACATCCCGCCCCGGCAACAACACTGCACACCGCCTACTCTGACCCGTGAGCTTGCGCAAAACCCTTCCTGACAGGCGGCGCATACCCACCGATGCCACAGCATCCGGGTCAGAATGCTTACTGACCTTCACACGTAGTTTCCGGCTCATCACCGGCTCCTTCCTGAAAGAACCCTCCCAGTGAGACCCACTGCCTTCACGCTGTGTTCCTTCACTAGGAGGGCTTCCAGGGAGCCGAAATATAAATCAAAGTTTGATACCAATTTCGGCGGCAATCTTCGCCCGCGCAGATTTCAACAACTGCGAGGCACGAGGCTGAGTAATCCCAAGCTCAGCCGCCACCACAGTCAAAGGCACCTGATTCAAACGATTCTGGATAACAATGAAACGCTCACGCTCATCCAAGCCAGCCAAAGCACTCTCAACCGTCAACCGCGTATCTACGTCATCAAACGGATCATCGAACGCTTTCATGTGACCATACTGGTCAACCAACTCATCAAAAATATTGCCGCCACCAGCCAAAGGAGCACGCCAACACGAATCCGTATTGCGCACCCACTGCTTCGCCTGGTTATACTCCGGCTTATTAATCTCCTCCCGGACAATCTCCTCAATAGAACGCCGCTGCACCAATTCAAGGCTTTGTACCATATCGCGGCGCTGACGATAATCAGCCTCAATCATCGAGACCACCTCACCATCACTCACCTCAACCTCCACATACTCTGCAGGTTTCTTCACATCGAACTTTTGCTTTTCGTAACGCACCTTGATACGCAT